TCCGCTGAGTATGCAGTTGTGACTGAATATACCTTGGATTGCTAGGAGGTAAAGGTGTTGCAAAGCAACGTGAGCACCCAGCTAGGGCGGATCAATGCGGAGCAGCAATCAGACGATAAGTTGTAATAAACTTACCAGCAAGCATGGCTTATCGTTATGATTTATGAGAGTAGTTTACTCATCGACCTTGACTCTGGTGTCCCTTGGCTACAAAGAACGATCAAGTTGGAGATACAGGTTCGAGTCCCGTCACGGCTTATGCCGGTTCGCCGTGTAGCTCAATTGGTAGAGCCCAACCTCTGATCAATCGTCACTTAGTGACAGAAAGTACAGCATGTATATTATAACAACAGGCTTCAGGCAAATGTGGCAAACAAGCGAGACTTTGGAAGAAGCATATTTGATCCGTCGAGACTATCTCAGGATGGAGATGGAGCAACTGATTACACATGAGGATGGCAGTTCTCCAAGTGGTCGTGTGGACTTCGATGAAGGCGTTGCTCTCATAAAGAACACCCAAGTTCGTACATATGATGTTGTCTCCTGCCCTATGGAAGAAGGAGACATGGAGTTCCTTTCAGGTTTATCGGGGGTGATGAGTGGTAATGCTTCGTAGTACCGTCATGCGGTACTACGAGAAACGAGGGTTCGAGTCCCTCCACCTCCATTACGCTCTGAAGTCTTGCTGATCACAAGATGAGGGCTACTGAGATATACGTATATCTCTTTAGTCTTGGGGGTTAAATTCCCCCAGCGGTACCAATACAGTCGAGAATGGGCGCGACTCTAAAGTAACATGACCCCCTTGAGCTTACCGGCAAAGAGGAAACAAGCCACCCCCTGATAACGGGTAGCAGCCTAGGGTGAGTTGAATCCCCTTACGGGGGAAGGCTGTCCGTACCTCCTTGGTAACTGAAAGGTTATCAAGAAGGTTTATAGGAGATCTATCATGACCGAAGAAGAGTATGCGGCTTATCACGATCTAATAGAACACTTACGAGAGCAGGAAACCCAACAATGAACACGTACAATCACCTTTATTATCTAGGATTCACACTCAATAGTACAGAACCTGATCCCGACAAGATTAGTACAGATGTCCTAAAAGAAGCAGTAACCAAGCGTATCAATAGTGGTGGATTGCTGGAGATAGAATCTGGTGAATCTATCATCATCACCGAAAAAATTAGTCAGGAGACACCCAATGAAGGTACTGATTGACGTAGAGTATGGCTTCCAGACATGGCTCTGGGAACCTGAAGTAAAAACCGAAGAGGAACTCAGGCTCCTCTGGTCCAAACACAGACCAACATCCTGTTGTGATTTAGTCACAGAACTTCCGGGTACTACAACCAGAATATGGGATGAGATAGGCCCAAGCGTAGACACCGCCGATTTCGTAGCCCAGTGGCACGAAGAAGACGATTCTCATCTTATTAAAATAGGTAGAAAAACAAATGGATGAAAAATATAAGATCTTTCTTGACAGCCTACGGGCTCTTGGTATAGTAAACATGTTCGGTGCTTCCCCGTTCCTTCAAGAAGAGTATGGACTCTCGAAGGTGGAGGCCCGTGAGGTATTGGCTGAGTGGATGTCATCTTACAAGGAGAATTGACATGGCTATGAACGGTGCTGATCAACGTGACCTTGGTCGTTGGCATGCTGCCAAGGATCGACAAGAGGATGCTCATTGGGAGGATGAGGTTGATGATGAGCCTAAGGATGAGGATGCTGAGTATGAACGAGGCATCGAGCGTATGATGCAAGACTTGGAGGACGAAGATGCCTGATGACCCCGGTGATATTCAATGTGAAGAGTTCTGGAATGAAGCATGGGATTCTTATATGGCTGAAGAAGAAACTGATAAAGCAGTTGAAAGATTCTTTGGTTCTTATAACATAGTTCTACCAGATTTATCCCAATTGATGCCCTAGTATCAATGGACCAGCGGAACGGTAGAGATGGTGTAGAGGTCCGATGAGGTTTCAAGGGATACCAAGAGTAATAAACTCCCTCTTTTAAAAAGGTATGGAGAATACCGATGCAAGAAATGTTTGATAACTTTATGTTTGTTCAATCGCTTACAACCCCCGGCGGGCATACCACTACTGGTATATCCCAGACTGAGGATGGTATATTCCTAAAGTGGATAGAAGATACCGACCCTGATCAGGTATATTCAATGCGTATCGCAGAGTCTGACGCAACGGATATCTTAGATAGTCTGCGGCTCGCCCTGCAAATGATAAGTAAAGCCATGAAACTAGGAGAAGTCGTATGCTAGGACTAGGCAAGGGACACGACCACGGTGAATGGTACACCAACTGGCGTAAGCACCCCGGTAGGAATATCGTAGCACTGGGGGGTATGAAGCACGATCTCACACCTCTTCAGGACGGCAGATGCCTCGGCTTTGATGGCAAGAAGTTTGATGTATACGAGCCTATCAAAGCATGGTCAGAGCAATGGCACCATGACAAGAAGGGTGACAACCACTATCCTATTGAAGGAACCAAGGTCCGTAATGATCTTCCTCCTTTGTATCTACAATGGCGTGAAGATTATAAGGAACGGTTTTGTTGAAACAAAGAACCCCTCTTATGTCTCTAACAAGGAGACTATTAAGGTTACCTAAAGGTGATGACTGGAAAGATAAACAAATTGCAAGATTTCTTAGGACTGGGGACTATGAAAGGTTACGTACTACCGTAGTATTCCATGAGCGTAAGGAGTTTAAGTAATGTTTATTGTTCAGATAACTTGGCAGGATGCTGAGACTTTTGGAGATACGAGTTGGATAACTCTAGAAGAGGCCAATGAAGTTGCGTCTAAGGCTCCCCCTACGATGAAGTCTGTTGGGTTTGTGTTATATGATGATGATAGTTACATAGCCATCACAGATAGCGTAGGCCCGAATGAAACAGGCCATGTTACCAAGATTCCTAAGTCAATGATCAGTGTTATCACTGAACTTTTCCCTAGTCCTCAACCCTAAGGAGAGTATGTATGCTAGCAAATCTATTATATCCAATGCGTATGAGAATCATTATGTTTATACCATTAATGATGTACTGTTAAGATGTTAAAGAATATTAAGTGGGGTATTTGGGTGACTGACCTGAAGACATTCGTGGTTGATTCATATATCTCAGTAGATAATCAAGAGTACGAGGCCGTATATGCTGAGTTTGATACACGTAGAGCTGCTTCAAAGGAAGCCAATGAGTTTAATAAACTCTGGCGTGGACGCAACCAAGTGTTCGGTCCCAAAAAACTACCGATAAAGTCCCGGAAAAGACTTGACAACAGCCCTTAAGTTGGTACAATAGCAATACTATGGGACGTACAGATAAAGATAAGAAGAAAAAAGATACTATTAAACCTCGAAAACCTAAACCCAAGGGGTGCAAACGTCGAGAGGTAAAAGGTATCTTAAAGGATTGGGAGTCTTCCGATTGGGAGGACTTAGGTAATGATGAGTTAAATCTTAAAGGAGATAATAATGGCTCACGAAATGACCGAGAATGATGGTGCTGTATATCACAAGACAAAGGCTTGGCATGGTCTAGGTAATGTGGTGGACTACACGCTAAGTCTTAGCACTGCTCTGGAACAATCAGGGTTGGGTTGGGGAGTTGAGAAGAGTGAGGGTATCAATGTTATTAGTGATAACATGTTGTATACCAATGAATACCGTGGCATAGTACGCAAGGATACCCAAGAGGTACTTGGTATTGTATCACCACAGTATCAGGTAGTACAGAACGACGAAGTGTTCCGCCTTGCTGAGTACTTCAGTAACGTAGCAACAGTTGAGTCTGCTGGCTCTATCCAAGGTGGACGCAAGTGCTACCTGTTGCTCAATCAGGATTCGTTTGAAGCAACGGCTGATGATGTTGTTGAACGATACATGGCTCTGTTCTGGGGCCACGATGGTAAGAGTTCTATTGTACTCAAGCCCACAAGTATCCGTGTTGTTTGTAAGAATACCATGGACATGGCATTGGCTGAAGGTACTAAGAATAAGATGACCATCAAGCATCATGGTGACATATCTACTAAGATGCAGGAGGCTAAGGATATCCTTGCTGAGTACAAGAACACAGGTAACTTGTTCCGTAATCAGGTTAGTGTCCTTGCTAGGCGACCCATTAGTCATGATGCACTACGTAGATTCTTCTTCGATGTGTATCAAACGATGGAAGGTGAGATCCCTACTCGTCCGGTTACACCTGAAGAGGAGAGGGCTCACACTAAGGCTGTTGCAACCATTGGTAAATGGGACAGCACCTTCGAACAAGAGTCAGGCCTTATGCCTGCAAGTTGGTGGCTCGCTGTCAATGCTGTGACTAAGGATCTTCAGCATAGGCCAGCAGCCCGAGGCCGTCAGGCTACCGTATCCACTAAGGCATACAGTAACCTTAACGGTAAAGGATCCAAGGATAGTACTCGCGTAATGCAGCATGCCTTGACTCTATAGTTATTGCCCCCTACGCCCCTGTCCCACCCTCGTGGTGGGCGGGGGTTTTTCTTAGGAGAACCCTATGTCGGATAAACAAACGGATGCTTCCTACGATGACCCCATTAAACATGGCGGTAACTGGGATGCTGAGACTAACTGGAAGAAGCTACGGGAGAAGCATGCCGAGCATAAGAAGACAGGCAAATGGAAGCCAACAGAGTGGGACGGTGGCCGTATCACTGGTGGTGCTGGCAAAGGGGACAAGGACAGGCACCGCCAGATATCTAAAGAATTATATGATCTTAATTTTGATCTAGCCTTTGGTAATATAACAAGAGAAGAGTATGATCATAAACTAAGTGAGTTGGATACATGATATGGAGTACGTTGACAGAAGAAGAGAAGTTCCGGCGGGCTGATCAACAGTTATCCTTTGAGCAAGAGATGCTTGACTATGGTAAGCATAAGTATTGGAAGGATTATGATAGGTCACCAGATGAGGGAATACCCGAGCAAGAACTAATAGATTCCTCAGTTAAAGAACTTGAGGATGTATACCAAGAGTGGATCGATCAGATCGCTATGAATCCTAGATCTCCACAGTGGGTATACCCGCTAATGGAACTTGGTTCTCGTAAGATGGCTGACATAACTATCCGTGCTATTGTACGTGCGTGGTTCTCTAGTTCTTTCTGGTCCTTCAGGTGGAAGCATGGCGAAGACCTGCATACACCACCGCTAGCACAGACCATAGCCACACAGATAGCACAAGATGCGTGTGATATCATCTCTTTCCAACGAGCCAAGCAAGATTATAAAGATGATTGGAAGAAACAGTCCAAGTTCATTAAGAACTGGACAACCAAGAGATGCAGGGCCTTTGCTCTCAAGGTACATAAGAATATAAAACTCAGCATCAAACAAAAGCATGACTTCGGACACCACATGCTACGTATAGCAGTCACTTCTAATATTATTCTATTAAAAACACAGAAGATAAAGACTAGGCGTGGTAAGTTTCGCAACTACACCTTCGTTGAGTTTCACCCTGATGTACTGAGGGAGTTACACCGAAGACATGACATACTACAGAACTCAACCCTGATCTACAGGCCCATGCTTGTACCACCGAATGATCACACACTAGTATCTTCTGGAGGATACATATCAACGAGCCTCAGGAAACCTGTAGTGCAGAGATATAAATCCAATTACTTTGGAGAAGTACCGAAAGAACAGAAGTTTTCAACACCATCTCCACTGGTTTTAAGAGGATTAAATGCCTTGCAAAAAACAGAGTGGGCTGTCAACGAGGATGTCTTTAGTGTCATGTCTACCCTTTTCATGAACAATACCGGGATAGCAAACCTACCTTACCATTCTTTCAATGAGTTCATGCATTCAGAAGAGTATCCCAAGGAGGGGACCAAAGAAGAGCAAGCCATCTGGTGTCAGAAAAGAGAATCCTGTTGGTCTGAGTGGTATAAACAAGAGCAAGCCAGAGGCCGCATGCTTGTGCGTCTTAACTTAGCAGGGGATCTAATCGAGAGGGGATTCTTCTACCATGTATACAGCCTCGACTTTAGAGGTCGTGCCTATACTACGTGTGAACTGTTATCTCCCCAATCATCTGACGTTGATAGAGGACTCATAAGATTTGCAGAGGGAGTAGAATTAACTGAAGAGGGTAGATACTGGCAGAAGATACACCTAGCAAATGTCTTTGATCAAGATAAAGAAACACTGGATGATAGAATACAGTGGGTTGAGGACAACTGGGACATGATCCTTCGTATTGCAAAGGATCCCTATGAGAATAGAGAGTGGATAGATAACGCCAAGAAGAAGAATAAATCTTTTCAACGCCTTGCTTCCGTGTTTGATATCACCAGAAATGATAACCTAACATTCGTACCCGTGCAAGTAGATGGTAAATGTAATGGTAACCAACACTGGTCAGCAATAATGGGGGACGAGGATATAGCAAAACTAGTAGGCGTACTCCCTTCGTTACAGCCACAAGATTTATATCAATATGTTGCGGACAAGACAACCGAATATTGTAACCTCCACCGACCATCTAACGAATGGTTCGGCAACTTCCTTAGTCATTGGGACAGAGGTATAGATCGTAAAGTAACCAAGCGTAGTACCATGTGTGAGCCTTATGGCCTCACCTTCTATGGTATCCAAAGATATATAAAAGTAGAGGGCCACTTAGACTGGGTGCCTGATAATAAAATAGGTGGGGCTGTTGTTGAACTGTCCCGTGCCATTAAGGCAGCGTTAGATTTAACTCTACAAGAAGCAAACAAGGGTAAGGCTTGGTTAAAAGAAGTTTCTTCGATAGCAAGCGACCTAAACAAACACTTGGAGTGGGTCACACCAAGCGGGTTCAAGGTATCTCATTACTACAATAAGATATCAACCCGTAGATCTCTTGCTAAGATGTTCAACAACAAACAGCTTACGTTTCATGTTAAGACTGATGACGTAAACCCAAGGACTGCAAGCCAAGCCATAGCTCCCAACTATATTCATTCTCTTGACGCAGCCCATATGTTCCTGACTATAGATCGCATGATACAACTAGGAATCTATAACCTTAGTATGATACACGATTCATATGGATGCTATGCTAATTATGTGGGTACAATGCAGAGACTTATAAGAGAGGAGTTCATCCGGATCCATAAAGAAAACCAACTTGATATATTTAAATTACATATAGAAAATAAACTTGGGGTAATCTTACCTGATCCTCCACCCCGAGGTATATTAGATATTGATATGGTAACGAAGTCTTTATACTTCTTTTCATAGGAGATTACCATGCCACACCTAGTAGTAGCAAGCGAAGGCGATTTAGAATACTCAATTAAATACGTAACCGCAATTGCTTTAGCCGAAGGTTCAGATAAATTTATAGAACTAACATTCCCTAGTCAGCGGCTCATGGAAATATTCATGAGTAATTTATTCACGTCATTTATAATAAACAAAGTACCCCAGCAAAACAACACAAATATTACAATAAATATCCCGGATGATGAGGGTACAGTGAATGTGGATGAGTATTGATGATGGTGATCTCATTGATGTTGAAACCATTCAGGATGGTGTAGCCTGTGGTGCAGACTTAGATGAGTACCTTGGTGATAGAGAGTGAACTTGATATGGATATTGCTATAGAACATATAGTAAGCTTATCAGTAGTAGAAGGCAGGAAAACACTGACGCTTGTGTTCCCCTCAAAGGGATTGCATAATATATTCATGGGAAATTTGTATGATGTTCTTGAAGCTGGTATTGCAGAGACACCAACGAACATCGAAATCGAAGTAATAATCAGGAGTTAAAAAATGCCTAGAGTTTTAGTCATAGGCGATCTTCATTTCCCTGCTGAACGAGAGGACTACCTCGACTTCTGTAGAGATATAAAAAAGAAATACAAAACAGACACCACCATATTCATAGGTGATGTCATTGATCACCACGCAGTATCGTTCCATGCCAAGCACCCGGAAGCGGAGGCTGCTCAACAAGAGTATGGTTCTGTAATGGAGAGTCTGAAAATTTGGCGAAAATTTTTCAAGCACGCTTCCGTATGCATTGGGAATCATGACGAACGGGTTCACAGAATTGCTTCGGCATCTGGGATCCCCTCTATGTATCTAAAAGACTATAAAACTGTGTATAGCACACCGAATTGGGAGTGGAAGCATGAGTTTATTATAGATAATGTATACTACACCCATGGTACAGGCACCTCAGGTGCCATGCCAGCCATGACTATGGCTAAATCTATGGGAAACAGTGTCGTATCAGGTCATGTACATTCTGTTGCTGGTATTAACTGGTCGAATGGTCCAACTGATCGTAAGATTTTTGGGTTTAACGTACCCAATGGGGTTGACAAAAACCACACAGCAATGTACTATGGTCGTAACTTTCTACGAAAACCAGTCAATGGGGCTGGCGTAGTAATCAATGGTAATCCTTATATGGAGGTAATGACTTAATGACGGATACCGAAACAGTAGATCAGCCCGAGGTTGATCAAGAGGAAACTTACATTCCTCTTACAGAACTCAAGACCTTTCTCTATCAGATCTTGCACATGCTGAGTCAAGTTTCAGCAGGGATCGAGACAAGTATAAGGTCAGCAGATGAACATGCCGCTAAGGCAAGAAAACAAGGAGATGATGACAGTGCCGACAACGAAGAACAAGATTAGTCCCTTTACAACTAGTACACTTGATGTAACGTGGGCTCACCTTCATACCCCAGACACTAAGTTCGGGGAAGACTCAGCAAACCACAACATTACAGTGGTTGTTGATAAAGAGCTTCAAGATAAGCTTAACGAATGTGTTGCAGAATTAGGTGCAACCAAGATCAATGGTATGCGAGAGGATACGGATGGCCGCTTGGTTCTCAAGGCTAAGTCCAAGATGTATATCAAGGATGGTATCTCGACATTCCCGTGTCGAGATGCTCAGTCTAAGGAAACAGCGGCAGTAGCGTTTGGTGGTGACAAGGTTCGCCTTCGTCTATCACCAGCCCTACTCTCTCGTGACTCGTCCCTCTCTCTCTACCTGAACGGTGTTCAGATTATAGAGAAGGAAGAACGAACCGATAACGGAGGGTTTGAACCAACGGATGGCTTCGATGGTTCAGGCTTTATCGCACCAAGCATAGATGATAATGATGATGATCTTCCTATCTAATGCCTGAGTGGAGGTTCCCGCTGAACCCAGTGGCTGCTAGTAGGCCTCGTGTCTCACGACATGGGGCCTACTACACCGGCCCCTATAAAAAGTTTCGAGAGGAGTGTATTGAAGTAGTTCCCTTTGTACTGGGAGATTACTTCGATCCTTACGAGTGTCCATTGCGTGTAGACGCAGAGTTCTTTGTCAAGAGACCCAAGACTACAAAGCTAGACATGCCAAGGGCAGACATAGATAACTTTCTCAAGGCTGTCTTTGATGTACTCAATAAGAAACTCTGGATAGATGATACTATTATTAGATCTGTATACGCCACTAAGCAATGGGCTGCTGAAGGGGAGGATGGGTATTTTATTATTGGAGTAGACAATGCTGTATCCTGAGTTACATGAAGAACTGTTAAGAGTACACGCTATCTTAGCTACAAGGGAAAACCTAAGTAGTGAGATGATATCCTGTGCTGCAAGAGTTGAGAAAGATTTTGGATCTGCCTGTATCATGGCTATCGCTAGCCTAGGTGGGCTACACGCCCCGATAGAGCAGGCAATGAAGCTACTGTCAGACCCTAATGCTATACGTACTGTCCACGTATTGTTACAAGATGGTAGTAAGGTACCGGGCTGGGGATCTTCCTTTGTTAAAGGAGAAAAGGATCCTATCTTTGAGACCTTATGTTATATGTTATATAAGCCCGAACACAATTCACCAGTCTTTAAACTATGGCACCTTATCGCAGACATAACAGACCATCTACGTAGTAAGAATATATGGCCTAACGCTGCCTGTTACACCGCAGCCTGTTGTATACTAAACGAGATACCCCCCTGCGTTGCTATAAAGACACTGATCCAAGGACGAATAGATTCTTGGGCAGATATATATATTAACAACTATAACCCCCGGCTCCCGTAGCTCAGTTGGATAGAGCAACGGTCTTCTAAACCGTAGGTCGCACGTTCGAGCCGTGCCGGGAGTGTGAACAAAAGGAAATGATGATGGCACTAATGTATGATCACGAAGTCGAAGTAACTATGACGGTCTTCGTCCAAAGCATGCAAGAGAACGCTTTGGACCACAAGGACGATGTAGCAGACGCATTGAGGTCAGAGATCACATACCACGGCGTAGTCCTTGATTATGAAATTGTAGACACAACTACTGGAGACTATTGACAAGGCTCCGTAGCCCAACCGGCAGAGGCAGTGGACTTAAAATCCATACAGTGTGGGTTCGAATCCCACCGGAGCTATTGGATACACGAAGTGCTGCCCTAATGGTGCTGCGGGATGTATCCAAGTTGGGCTGGTAGCTCAGTGGTTAGAGCACACGACTCATAATCGTCTGGTCGTTGGTTCGAATCCAACCCAGCCTATTAAGGAAAGAATATGTTTAATAATAAAGATTATTTTATAGAGAAAACTATTAACTGGTGTCGGGCCTTGTTCTGTATACCGGATAATGTTATAATAAATTATGATCTAAAGCACCAACCGGATTGTTGGGGTTGTAGTTCTCAGGTTAAGGAAAGTCATTACGCTATTCTAATAGACCCAACCATGTCTATTAGAGATACTGTGTCTACTACAATACATGAAATGATTCACGTAAAACAATGGGAGTTCCCTTCTCATGTTTCAAACAAGAATGATGGTGAAGATGAGGCAGAAGAATTCCAATACAAACTAACTGATTTACTCTGGGGACTAGGTTTACTATGACAAAGGAAACAAAATGAAAAATGATTACTACACAAGAGACGAACTAATAGAGATCATAAAGAACTTTGCTTATGCCTGTAACTGGGATACGGCGGACTATGATATGGCTGAGCATCTAGGTGAGAAGTATTTCCCAATCTTTAAGGATGCCGTTGGAGATGATGATGAAAGCATTTAGAATTGTACTTGATGTGGTCAGCACTGCTTGGGATTCTGCTGAGGCTTTTGTTGAGGCAGAGACTCTCGAAGAAGCCCTTGTATTGTTCAAGGCAAACCCTTATGATTATGACTGGGATAACTGGGAGACTCACGACAGTGAGACTCGTAGTTGGGAAGTCAACGAAGAGGAGTGTAGTAGGTATTTTAAGGAGGATAACGATGGGTAGATTAAAATCATTCATGCTACTTGAGGGTGGTGATGATATTATTTGGAAAAGGGGAGGACAAACTTACGAGGGTAAGGTAGAATGTCTACAGTCCGATACCCACTCCATGACTGGTGAGGCCTACGTCGTATCTCATATGGATGGGCCTGTTCTTAAAGAATACACAGTGTATCCTTCCGAAGTTTGTTTCAATGAGATGATTAAGGCTCGTAAAACTTCCGACCGAATGGATACCTTAATAAGAGGAGATGATTTAAATGATTAGAAAACTTGCCTTAGCCTTGACACTATTGCTTGCTGGGTGTTCAACCACCAGTTGGTTTAGTAAGGATGCGGTGCCAACTGATATGCCTGCTGCCATCAGCAGCTCATCAGCCTGTAGCCCCATGCTCGGATGGCTTGGTGGTATCTGTATCCTAGGAGGCATGGTTCTCTTAGTAATTACACGAGGTTCCATGGGCTGGAGACCAGTCATTGGTGGTCTCATCTTTATAGGAATTAATTATGCGCTATATATGTATGGTAATTGGTTTTTCCTGCCTGTGGCTATTGCAACTGGTGCAATCAGCTTGGCATGGAGTGGTAAAATTGTGTGGAAGATTGTTAATGATGATAAACTTAAACTTAAGGAGTTAAAACTATGATGAGTTCTGTATTAGGTACTGTGTTTTATACTATTGTTGTATTTATAATCGGAGCACTTGTTGGTCGCCCTGCCTTTTCGTGGGCAACCAAGTGGCTCCCTTGGAGTAAGTGAGGTAGTAAATGTCAAAAGTTATATCGAGAGATCGGTGTCCGCAGTGTGCATCACAAGGCAACGACACCACTGGCGATAACCTGTGTGAGTTCGAAGACGGTAACAAGTATTGTTTTGCTTGTCGGTATCTAGAAAAGGAATCCACTGCAATGGAAACCCCACCACCCCCAACAAAATCTAGTACGCTAAAATTACTTACTGGTGAGATCAAAGCCTTGCCACACCGTAAGATTACTAGTACTACAGCCAGAAAGTATGGCTATACTACAATCGAGCGGGATGGTAAGTGTGTTGAGATTGCTAGTTTCTATAAAGAAGGAGTCGTTGTAGCCCAGAAGCTACGTGGTCCCAACAAAGCTTTCCAATGGAGAGGACAGGCTTCAGGCATTACCCTGTGGGGTCAACACCTTTGGCAAAACAAAAAGGGCAGGAGGCTTGTAATAACAGAGGGTGAGATTGATTGTATGACAGTCAACCAACTCCTTGATAACAAGTGGCCTGTTGTCTCTCTTCCTTCTGGTGCTGCTGGTGCTGTTCGTGCTATTAAAGACAACCTTGAATTCGTATGTAGTTACGAAGAGGTGGTACTAATGTTCGATCAGGATGAGGCAGGCCAAGATGCTGTCAAGTTAGTTGGGGAGTTGTTACCTCCGGGTAAGTGTAAGGTAGCAAAACTACCCTACAAAGATCCCAACGAATGCCTTCTTAATAATGATGGTAGGGCTGTTGTTAATGCCATGTGGCAAGCACAGCAATACTCTCCAGATGAGATTCTACATGTTGCAAACGTAGCCTCATCTTCATCTATGGATGATGTCAGAGTGTACCCCTTCCCCTTCGATAGTTTGTCAGAGTTCTTACTAGGACAACGAAGCGGAGAGATTACACTGTGGGCTAGTGGAACTGGTTCGGGTAAGTCCACCATTCTACGAGAAATAATATACCACCACTTAGTAGAAGGAAGAAGCGTCGGTGCTATCATGCTCGAAGAATCTCCCCAAGAAACTGTTGATGATATGGTATCACTAGTCCTTAGTAAACCAGTCAGAGCTATTAGAGCAAGGAAGATTATGAATGATCTTCGCACTAAGCTAGGAAAGGAACCTATTAACATTGATATTATTAACGACCTTACGGATGATGAGTATGCGGAAGCCCGGAGAGAGTTGGAAGGAAGTGACTTCTATATCTACGACCACCTTGGAAACAGTGGGTTACAGAATCTCTGTGCTCGTATTGAATTCATGGCGGTCTCTCTCGGTGTTGATGTAATTGTATTGGATCATATCACTGCTGCTGCGGCTGGTCTCTTGACCACAGACAGTGACTTTGATGGTGGTGGTTCCGAAAGATTATTGATTGATAATATTATGAAGGAACTCAGGGCTCTAGTCTCACGGACAGGTGTACGTATTGATGTTGTATCCCAACTCAAAAAGACACAGAAAGCCTACGAAGAGGGTGATCGAATCACTCTTCAGGATCTCCGTGGTTCTGGATCCCTTGCCAGTGTTCCCAATACAGTTGTTGCCCTTGAGAGGGATAGACAAAACCCCGATACTAATATTGCTAACACTACAATTATTAGGGTATTAAAGAATCGACTGACTGGTAAGTCAGGGGTTGCTACATGTCTATACTATGATCATGGCTCTGGTCGATTACGAGAGGTAGACTTTGCTCTCGATGATACTGGTAAGGTATTGACGGATCCAGATTCTTGATACTCGTTACCGGTACTCCCCGAAGCGGTAGCAGCCTAATGATGCAGACACTGCATCTTCTAGGCGTTCCGCTGGTGGGGGACAATGATCCAGACTTTAATCTTAGGGGTGCAAGCTACGTTCACCGGAAGGATCTACCCCAGAAATACCAAGATAATATATTAAAGAGAAACCCAAAAGGATTCTTTGATATTCCGTTACGTTCAATAGGTAAGTACCTAGCTAATTCCCCGAAGGGAGAGGCAATAAAAATTTTAGATAAAATATTTGGCGCTCACCTCGATTCAAAGGATATAGAGTGTGTAATACACTGCGAAAGACGAGACCGGAACGCACAGATAGAGAGCTGCTGGGATCTCATGCAAGCTGACCGTGAATATATAGATGAAGAAATTAGGGGGGGTTATTTAAAACCAGACACCATTCCCTATATTGCCTTGACGAGTCTTCGAGATGCTTCGAGAGAGGACATGGAACAATATTACGAGAGGCAGATACCTCGCCTTAGAGACTTCGCCTTACTTCAGGACAAATCTTTAATCATGTTTTACGAAGACATGCTAGACTACCCAAGAAGATCTGTTACACAGATAGCAGGCTTCCTAGGACTAACCAGTGGCTTACAAGAGGCTATGGAGAATATTAATACATATGAAACGACTCGCCTTTGATATAGAAACAAACGGGTTCAACGAATTAATTATAGACAAGAAGGGAAACCCACAACCAGAAGGAGATACTGTGTGGTGCATGGTTATTAAAGACATAGACACACAGGAATCTTTTAAGTTCACGCAGGGTGGTATGATATATGGTGTGGGTTTACTGCGAGAGGCCACACTATTGATTGGGCATAATATAATTATGTTTGACATTCCTTTTCTAGAAAGAATCTATGGACCAATAGACTGTGATGTTTATGACACACTAATTGTATCCAGACTGATGTACCCCGACAGACAGAACCACCCGCTCGGTGGGAACTCGTTAGAACTATGGGGTAAACATCTTAAGATTGAGAAGATAGATTACACAGATTCATGGGACCACTACACGGATGACATGCTTATATACTGTGAACGAGACGTTGATGTGACGGAACAAATCTTCCACGCACAGCAATCATTTGCTGAAGCCACAAAGAAACCCATTGAATTAGAACACAACATTGCTAAGATTATATCAAACCAGATTTCTAACGGAATTAACTTTGATATACATGCAGCGGATGACTTAGAACAAGAACTAATAATGGAAAAGGTAGAGATTGAAGACGAGATGTCTAGGATATTTCCTCCTATTACCGAAGAAAGAATATCAGAGAAGACAGGAAAGAGATTGAAGGATAGGGTAACGCACTTCAACCCTGCTTCTAGAAAACAAATAGCCGAAAGACTAAGTAAAAAGTATGGATGGAAGCCCCCTAAGACAAAGAAGGGTAATCCAAATGTTAGTTCAAGCATACTAAAAGGACTAAGATATCCCGAAGCTAAGACTTTGGTCAAGTATTTTGATATAATAAAATTACTTTCTATGACTTCCGATTGGATAACTAGGGCTAGATACTCTAGGGATGGACGTATACATGGTAGTGTGAACACCCAAGGAACTGTTACCGGACGAATGACAGCTTCACAGCCCAACCTACAGCAGGTATCAGGAGACAAGAGAGCCCGTGCCTTGTTCATTCCTAAGGAGGATTGGATACAGGTAGGTATTGATGCCTCAGGTCTGGAAGCTAGGCTTCTTGCCAGTCGTATGGCTAAGTGGGATAATGGTGAGTACTGTGAGATTGTACTTAATGGAGACTTCCATACCATTAATCAACAGAAGGCTGACCTACCGACAAGAGATGACGCAAAGGTTTTCTTCTTTGCGTTAATCTATGGTGCTGGTGACTACAAGATAGGACGTATAATCAACGCCAACCGTGCCGTTGGTAAGCAGATAAAAGAAAAGTTCTTATTAGAATTACCAGCCCTAAAGAAACTAATGGAGCACACAGATTTCCAAGTAGCTCGTAAAGGTACTATTACTCTTCTAGATAAAAGAGAAGTACCCTGTAGATCTCAACACAAAGCATTGAACGTACAGATTCAAGGAGATGGGGCCGTACTTATGAAGACAGCACAGAAACTCTTTGCTAAAGAACTAGAGAATAAATATAAAGGACAGTATGGATTCATGGCTACGATCCACGATGAGTGGCAAATAGAATGTGACCCAAAAATTGCCGAGGATATTGGTAAGTTAGGGGTTGACTGTATTACACAATCTGGTATAATACTGGGTTGTAACATCAAGATGGATGGGGAATACCGCCTAGGAAATAACTGGGCTGAGTGTCATTAGGAGTTGGAATGGAAAAGAAACTTAAAGTTTATATAGCTGGACCCATGCGTGGGATTGAGGATCAGAACAAGAAGGCGTTCTTTGATGCTGAGAGTTATTTAGTTGATCAAAAGATCTGGGATATATTCAATCCCTCAAGAATAGACAACGACGAGCGGTGGAATATAGACTGGCTGTGTTCTCCCGAAGGTCTTAAGGTTGTTATGGCAAGAGATCTTGAAGCGGTGTGTCAAAGTGAAGTAGTATACATGCTTACTGGCTGGGAGAAATCAGAGGGTGCTAGGATAGAGCACTCTCTTGCCACAATGTTAGGTCTGTGTATATTATACCAATGAAAGAAGTAGACTACTACTGTAATATTAATATTATATTTCTCTGTAGATCTCATATCTTCTGGGATAATATATACCACTGGTGTCATATCGCATGTAGGGTTATACATCACCTAACCTTTGGATTAATATTTGCTGCGTGGGCTCAGAAATACCATGCGAAGCACTGCTATATGATCTTCTCTCGACCGGGTGTTCCTCCTGTAATTCTTACCTGTTCTAAAAATCTTAAGGTACTACCCATAAAGTTTAAAACTTTTGCCAGACTAATGGAAGGATCTAATGAAAAACTTGATACTATAAAGTTTGTTGATGTTGGGACACATAATATATCCATAAAGAATGTGTTAAGGTTTGTAGACAAAGAGGTTTTCCGTCTATCAAACCCAGCTGAAAACCTGATCTGGTGGTTCTTTAGTAAGTGGGTTATTAAAACACACACACCTCTAACATGCTCCATCCTTTGTTGTTTCATTTTAAGACTATGTGGTATTCACATACCTAATATAGTTTATCCAAATCATTTACTAGAGGAATTAACGAACGATGCAAATAATTTTCATTGCTGGTCCCGCGAGAGTTGGGAAGACTGCCTTAGCAGAGTTTCTAGCTAGAGAAACATTTGAATTGGGAATGGTACCAGTGCTCCTATCCTTTGCTGGTCCAATAAAGCAACAAGCAAAAGCCCTTGGCTACTCTAAGAAAGAAACCCCTGATACCTACAGAACATTCTGTCAGAAATTAGGGGCAGAGAAACGAGAAGAAAATCCAGATCATTGGGTAAACCTGTTTGAACAAGAACTACTAAAGATCTATGATGCTGAGATTGCATCTTTAAAAGTTGGTGACGTATTCTGGGAACGCTGTGTACTGGTAGATGATTGTCGGTATACCAACGAACTTGAATTAGGCCATAAATACAAGGGTAATATAGTGTATCTTTCTCCCGGTTCAAGAGAATTAGAAGAGATGACAGCATCTTGGAGAAGCCATCACTCCGAAGACCTCGCTACCAAGGCGGAGCAGGGAGATGAAAAAGTTATCTCTCGGTTTACCCATGTTGTATTGAATGATGGTGACCTAAGGAACCTACAACTAAAATCTAAAACCATGGCTCCCATCTGGTGTGGTATCCAAGCATCACATGACGAATGTTGTTGTGCCTCCTGCCAAGCCCGGAGAAAACATGAATCAACTCCCGGTGATCTCCATGCTTTAGTAGAAGAGATAATAGATCTTATATTATTATCCGAAGATGAAGCAAGTGAAGACGATAATGACAACACCTAAGAGTGCTGTATTGGATGGAGACATTATTGCATACAAAGCAGCTTATGCGATGGACGAAGAAGGCCCGGCGGATTCGAAGACGGTTCGGAATATTGTTAAGTTTATGCTTAAACGCTGGATACCAGATGGTATTAAGGATTACACTATTGCTTTGTCGTGTAGTAGACACGACAACTTTAGACGGAAGGTGTGGCCCCGTTATAAGCTACACAGGGATGCGGCTTATACACCTTCGTCCCTTTCCGAGATCAAGGATCACATTCGCACAAGTTACATCGTTAGGGAATATGATAATATCGAAGCCGATGATATCATGGGAATACTCGCGTCATCTGAAACAGACATCGCTGTTACCATCGACAAGGATCTTAGGGGTGTGCCGGGATGGCACTGGAATCCGTCGAAAGAGGATGCGCCGGTCTTTATTGAAGAAGAAGAAGCCGAGAGATTCTTCTACAAACAATGGATGACCGGAGATAATACAGATGGTATCCCCGGTCTATGGAGAATAGGTCCTAAAAAAGCAGACAAATTCTTAGATAAATGGGACCAAGATACGTGGGATAGTAATATAATAGATATGTACACTACAGATAAACACCGACCCCGGAAGACGTGTGATTTAGAAGACTATGAGCTGGCACTAGCCATGGCTAGGTGTGTTTATATCCTACATAAAAATAATTATAACTTTAACAATAATACAGTAACCCTATGGAGCCCTAAAGGTGGACCATAAAGAACAAAGGAGTATTGAATGGACCTATTCCAACAATTTATAGTAAAAAGTAAATACTGTCGGTGGGATGAATCAAAGGGCCGCCGGGAGACTTGGGAGGAATGTGTTGATCGATACTTTGATTATATGTCTAACAGATTCTCTGGATGCCTAGCAGCCTCAGTTGACTGGGAAGAGATTAGAAGTGCAGTCATGGATCTAAACGTCTTTCCTAGTATGAGGGCTCTTATGACTGCTGGTCCCGCTGCGGATGTGGATGATACTTGTATGTACAACTGCTCTTATGTAGCAGTAAACGAGGTTAGATCCTTTTCGGACATCATGTATATCCTGTGTTGTGGGACGGGCGTTGGATTCTCCTGTGAATCCAACGAAATTAATAAGTTGCCTGAGATTCCAGAGGAAATTATAAGGCGTGAGAGCCTTTCGTTGGTGGTAGCTGATTCCCGAAAGGGTTGGGCTGAATCCTACAATGCCCTTTTAAACTACCTGTACCAAGGTATACACCCTACTTGGGAGACTCATCATATCAGACCAGCCGGGTCTAGGTTAAAGACTTTCGGGGGTCGGGCCTCGGGTCCAGAGCCTTTGGAAAAACTCTTTAGGTATACAGTAAACAAGTTCATGGCAGCCCGTGGACGTAAACTAAAGCCTATTGAAGTTCACGATATCGTCTGTATGACAGGAGAGATTGTCATAGCTGGTGCTGTAAGGCGTTCAGCTCTCATATCTCTCAGCGATCTTAGTGATAGAGAGATGGCTAACTGTAAGTCTGGACCATGGTGGGAATCCTCCGGTCACAGAAGGCTGGCTAATAATTCAGCAGTCTATAAAAACAAGCCCACCATGTCTGAATTCCTTGATGAGTGGTCGGCAATGTATAACTCACGTTCTGGTGAGCGAGGCATATGCAACCGAAAGTGTTTAGCCACATTGGCTGGCAGATCGGGTAGAGAAACAGAGGGTATTGAGTTTGGAACAAACCCATGCTCAGAAATAATCCTTCGTCCTAAACAATTCTGTAATCTAACAGAAGTTGTAGTTCAGGCCCATGATGATCTTGAGTCTCTGTCTACTAAGGTGGTATATGCTACCATCCTTGGTACTGTTCAGTCTGCCTGTACAAAATTTAGGTATCTTGATGAGGACTGGAAGAAGAACTGTGAGGACGAACGTTTGCTTGGTGTATCCTTCACAGGTATCTATGACAATGGATTGATGTGTGGCCTAGCAGGTAACCCCAAGCTTAGGTGGACACTTCAAAAGTTAAAGGATGTAGCCCAAGAGACTAATCTTATCTGGGCTGAGAAGCTAGGCATTAGCCCAAGTAAGGCTATTACATGCTGTAAGCCGAGTGGAACAACCTCCTGTGTGGCTGGAACATCCTCTGGACTACACCCTCGATACTCTTTATACTATACTAGAAGAGCACGTATTGATATAAAGGATCCCATCTGTCAGTTTATGGTTGATCAGGGAGTTCCACATGAACCATGTGTAACAACCCCAGATAAAACTGTGGTCTTTAGTTTTCCAATTGCTTCTCCAGCATCATGTGTAACCCAAGAGGAAGTAGACCCTGTTAAACATCTTAACCTTTGGCTTGAGTACCAAAAAACTTGGTGCGATCACAAGCCTAGTATTACCGTGTCTTATACCGATGACAATTTCTTAGAAACTGGTCAATGGGTATGGACTAATTGGGATTACGTGAGCGGAGTGTCGTTCCTTCCCTACGATAACAATGTATATGATCAAGCACCCTTCGAAGCAATAAGCAGGGTTGAATATGATCGTATGATAGAACAACTACCCACCTCAATTGATTGGGATGGTCTATCCAAGTACGAGACTGAGGATATGACCACTGGATCTCAAGAATTAGCATGCCACGGCGGTGCGTGTGAAGCGGTAGACATCTATGATGTCCACCCCTAGGGTAAATAAATATATGGAGACACAAGTATGAGTATGTTAGATACTATTTACACAAAGATTAGGATTAATGGGCAGGTGACCCCCGCCGAACAGGTTCTTGTTATTAGAGATATGTACGCAAGAATCATTGCTATGGAGGAACGGATAGATGGACTGGAAAGATCTACCAACATTAAGCGAACAATTAGTAAAGCATCTAAAGGAAAAGTATCCCCCCCTAGAGTTCAACCAAAGTCAGACGAATGAACAATTTCTCAGGGAATCTATTTTCAGGGCCGGACAACGAGAAGTTGTCAATACACTAGCTCATATATACGAGCTTCAGAAAACGAAAGGAGCTATGTAATGGGCGGATTATGGGAATGGGCAGTAAATTTGGGCGAGGAGTTCGTTGATGATGCCCTTGAGATTGTGGAGGATGTCGTTGATATCACGGGGGAGGTAACAGATACTATTTTGGATCCCATCTTCGATGAGGGTCCGGGCGATGATGGTCTTATTGGTGGCACACTTGGATCAGCAGGTGGGCAATTTGATGATGTTATCTTTGATAATGCTGGCACCGTAGTAGATGTGACTGGAGAAGTTATTGGTATTGGAATAAACACCGTCGGGTCCACCGTCGGGGGAGTAATAGATACTAGTCTAGATTTAGTAGATGCTGCTGGTCAGGTTATTCAAGGAGATTTTGAGGGTGCATGGGATGATCTCGAAGATGCTGGTGGAGAGCTGTACGAGACGGGAGAAGATATAGTATCCAGTGTTGGAGAAGTTGCTGATACCTTATTAGAGGGCGGCGAGGAAATCTTCGAAGACTGGAGAGACTATACAATCCACACACTACTTGGCTACCCAACAGACACGGAAATAGCTGCGGCAATGGCAGGCAGCAAAACGATTATTAAAAAATCTCAACAAGCGGGAGGCGGAAGCCCCATTGGTGGTGGAGGCGTAGGTGTACCTATATATTCCAAGGAAGCTATAGAAGAAGTTACATCTATACCAACTGAAGAATCGAAAGCTCGTCGTAGAATTTCCGGAGTTCAGGATAAGTTTGGATCGATGAGAGCCCCGATACTAGATGACACTACAGAAAAGAGGCCTGAATAAATGGCATTAGATAACGAATCCAAAAGAGATCTAGCTAAAATTCTTAGGTATAGTAAAAAACCCGGAGCACATCCTAAGGTTCTTGACCTTGCTTTTAAAAGATTAAGTGCAGTTGTGTATGACAGAAACCAGAAGAACGAAAGGAGAAACTGATATGGCAGGCAGCGCGGATTTCGCACCATCATTGTCGGCAGCAGAACGTATTGAAATTTTAGAGGCAGAAGATAAACTTGCTCATAGTAGAGAAATGGAGCAACGAGCGTTCCTTAGAGAGCAGGAAGAAAGAAGAACAGTAATGGAAGAAGGTCTTAGGATTCGCAAGGATCTAGAAGAGCGTCAACGTCTCGCGGAGATTAAGAAAAAGGAAGAAACAGCAGCCGAGAAGGTGACTGATGATCCCTTGACTGTTCGCAAGCGGCGTGATGTAGACAACAGAATTGCCAGTATGTGGTCGAATATATCAACAGGGGTTGGCAGTCGTGCAGCTGACCGTCCTAAATAGGGAGCTATAGTGTGAGTACAAAGATTGCTGATAGGTTTAGAATCCTTAATACCCAGAGAGAGCAGAAGCTCGAAAGAGCTAGGTATAGTGCTTCGTTAACCATACCATCTACCATGCCTCCGCTTTCTTGGAACCAGCAACAAGAACTTCCTCAACCATTTAGTTCTATTGCCGCACGGGGTACAACTTCTATGGCTAGTAGAATGTTATCAGCTTTATTACCCCTAAATGATATGCCGTTCTTTAGATTTGAGATGAGTTCAGGAGATATTCCAGATCCCGAGATTGACACTTACCTTAACAACCTCAGTTATCAGGTATATAGTAAACTATCCCAAGGTAACCTCAGGGAAACTGTATATCAATTACTACAATCATTAATTATTGTTGGGGATGTTATGGTCTTCATGGATGATGACATGCAGTTCAGGGTAATTCGTCTTGATAGATACGTAGCCAAGAGAGATGCGGCTGGCAGACTAGAAGAGTTAATCTATCTTGAGTATGAAAGCGCTGGCGTACAGGAAGATAACAGCGACCTTCTGTTCTCCACTACTACTGATCAAGAATATAAAAATGGATACACCACTCTTTATAACAGAGTACGCAAAGATGGAGATATATGGAAGCACACCCAACAGGATAGTGAGGGTGTAACAAAAGATTCTGGTGAGTGGACGGTTCCTCCGTTTGCAGTACTCCGTTGGTCAACCATACCCGGTGAGGCATATGGTCGATCACACGTTGAGGATATAATCGGAGATGTTAAAACTCTTGAGGCATTTACCGAGGGCCTTATACAAGGTGTAGTGGCTTCGTCTGCGTTCTGGCTAGGTATTGATCCCACAGGTATAACTGAAATAGATGATATAGCCCACTCCCCTGCTGGTTCGATTGTATCTGCTAGGATAAACGATGTGCATACTATTTCTCCAGCTAGTACCATGTCTCCCCAACTTGGTGCTACCCAAACTGGCGCTGAAGCTATGCGTAGAGAAGTTGGTAGGGCGTTTCTATTAGATAGTGCTAGTATGCCAACGGGAGATAGAGTTACAGCTACCGCCGTTCGTATGATTGGTCAAGAATTAGAGCATGTTTTAGGTGGCGCATTCTCAGCAATCGCTAGAGAAATGATGACTCCTATTGTTAGAAGAACTCTGTTCCTTATGGTATCCGATGGTCTGGTAGACCCGAGACTTAGGGAAATGTTTGATCAAGAACAGGGCATGTTAGATATAAAGATAGTAACTGGACTTCAAGCTCTGAGTAGAGATAGTGATCTCACTAAGCTCATGCAAATGGGTGAGATGGTCCGGAACTTACCAGAACCTGCCGCAGCAATGTTTAAGTGGGATGCATATGGTAAGGCATTGATCTCGTCCCTTGGATTTAACCCAGAATCTTGGGTTAAAAGCGAGGAGGAGTTGCAGGCAGAGCAACTTGAGAGACAACAAGCTGAAGCACAGATGCAAGCACAAAGCCAAGGCCAACAAATGGGCCAACAAATCGTAGGTAATACCGTAGCCCAAGCCGCACAGCAAGACTTAGCTGAAACAGGGGGTCAAGGGATTCAGCAGGTTTTACAGCAATTAGGAGGACAGTAGAATGAGTATGGAGATGCAGAGCAAAGCTCTAACGCCTACTAGTGTGAGTGGGTATAAGGTTTTAACATCAGCTACCACAGATGCACCGTCTAGCGAGACAAATGGGATATCTTCTATCTCCCTAAGCCAGAACACTTATCCGTTAATAGGAAAGAAATTCTTGGCTGGGGTAAATATAGTAGTAGCTGGTTCAGCGGCAACAGCGGGTGTAAAAGCTAGTACAACCCTTACTATTGATGATGATGTTGAAGATGCAACGCTATCTACGAATCCTCATTTAGAATTGACTGATATGGCGGGCCTCACTAGGACTTACTATGGCGTTAGTTCTGGTGCTCCAGCTACTGCTACCTTCGACTTTGATGATGCTGCTATGCTCAATGAATATATTACTCTTACCTCTTACTTTGATGGTGTGAGTGCTACTGTTAGCTTTAGAGCTGCTGCTCAGGGAACACCAAATGGTTCCACATTGGGTGGGTATACTTTATTCGCTAAGGATGATGCTGATACCAGTGGTGCCGCAACTTCTGCATACGATGCTGCACAGAATCTTGCCGCAGCAATCAATCATTCCAGTGGTTTGCCTTACCTTGAAGCTTTTAATAATCAAGTATCCCCTACAGACACTACCCTCGCTAATGGTAGAGTATCTATAGTGCAAAGAGATGTGGGGACCGGGGGAAATACTGCGATTGCTATCTCTACGGTCACAGCCGCAACAGCTACAATCATAGGTACTGCTGCTTTGGATGATGAAGATGGTACAGATTTTATATTAAGAAATGCTGACGCTTCAACTGTAACCCTCCACACAGACCCCACTAAGAACTTTGGTGATACTTCTTCCGATGATGGGGACCACAGATGGATACTCAACACCAGAGATATTAGTGGCGGTAGTGAAGTCAGGAAGGCTACGCAGGCGTTGTGGATTGCATGCAAGACTGCAATAGACGCAGGCGAATTAGATATGACAATTACTCCCAGTACTGTTGACACCATTGCTGATGGATCACAAGTAGATTTTTTATTAACTCAAACTACTTCTGGATCTGCTGGTAACACAGCTATAACTTTAGTAACTGGTGTTACGGCTAGTGGTGAAACTGCCTTTACTGGTGGTACTGCCTTTACAGATTCTACCAGTGTTAATCCTCCCGCCGCCTTTACTGGAGGAACTGCTGAGACTGTTGATATCACAAAGAACCAATGGGGCAGAGAAGGCAGTGCTGAACATGCTGCTGAATCTTTAAAGGATGCTATTAACTCTGCCCACGGACATGGCTATGTCACTAGTACAGGTGGACTCACCGCAGCCCGAACGGATGGTGTTCTAACTATTACTTCGGATGTGGTTGGAGCTGGCCTTAATGATACGGGGGTTGTATATAATAAAGAGTTTCAGAATATATGTAGTGTACCCCCTAATAATTTTAGCTCTGGTACGGATACGGTTTATCCAACTTTAGAAATGCAGGGCTCAATAGATGGAACTAACTGGTCCAAACTTGAAACTATAACTACTATTACCGATCTAGAATCAACAGGTATGAAGCAGAGTGTCGTAGATTTAACGTCGTATGAAGCAATTCCATTCTTGCGAATGGCCTTTAATGCCGAAGCTTCAACTATTGGCACATCAGTTACAATGTCCTTTAAATTTGTATCCGTTTAGGAGGTGATCTATGTCTTATGAAATGTACACCAAGGCTCTTGCTGTAACTCCTCATGATACCAATGCACAAACAGTATACGATGCTCTGTATGTTGGTGTTGCAGGTAATGTCAATGGTACCTTGAGAAACGATAGTTCAGCCGTGGTATTTACTGGTATGCTGGCTGGTACTCTGTATCCTTTTTCTTTTAAACTAATAAAGAGTACTAGTACTACAGCTACTAATATGGTTATATTGGATTCTGGTAAGACTTACTCATGAGTCAAAAGATGTATACTAAGGCTGTTGGCTTAACACCTTCGGATGGTACAGCACTTACCGCAACGACTGATGGTATTTACATCGGCACTACTTCAGAAGGTGGCACTGGGTGCGATATTTCGATATTAAACCCTATGGGCGAAACAGCCCAGTCTTGTGTGCATAATGTAGGATCAGACACAATGGATATTGCTACGTATATACAATTTTGTTCGGCCAATACCGTGGCCAACACCAAGCCCGCCATATCCGACCCCGACCATATCAAGGTAGGGGTAACAAAAGTTAATACAGTTAATACGTATCAGCCAAACGAAGCGGCGGCTATAGATAACTACCTACATACTTCCGTAGATGTAGGCCCAACTGACACAACAATTCGAGTAGGACATTCTGGAAGTACTAAAAATCGTATAGTTATGGTATGGGACATTAGTGATATACCTTCTGATGCTACAGTAACAGCTGCTTCTATGGTATTAACGGAGGAGACCGATGAAGTTACCGAAACTATGACTGTTCGAACATACAGGATTACTGAAACATCTGTGGTAGAGGACTGTGACTGGACTAATTATGAGGGAAGCAATGCTTGGGCAACCGAAGGAGGAGACTACAGTACATCGATTACATCCACTACTACTACAGATGGAGGAAATCTTACTGTTAATGATGCTGGTTTTGTTTCTTTGGTTCAAGATGCCATAGATGATCGAAGTGGAAATCTTAGAATCATTATGATTTCACAAGAAGACCTAGATGACGATAACTCAGGGACTCAAAGAATGAGGTATAATACTTCAGGTGCCTTTCCTTCTGGGAATAGGCCTTCATTAAGTGTAACATTTGATTGCCCTAAAGTAAGTCGTGGTTTAATTAGGTTTAATTTAAGGAGTATTCCCCATGACGCTACCGTTACGGCAGCAACCCTTCAATTAAATAAGGATACTAGTTCGTGGGATACTACACCAGATGCTACACTGGATCGGATTGCTGTATATAGACAGGATAGCACTATTACTGGAGGTGCCGGATGGGATGAGAATGTAACTTGGCAGGACAAGAAGGATCGAGAGTCATGGGATACTGCGGGTGGGGATTATATAGATCTGGCGGTTACTTATGGTGACGGAGCAGATGGTACAGTTACTGTCACGGGTGCTGGTTTAATAAACTATGTTCAGGCCACGGTGGACGATTCCACGGCTCTCAAGGGTGTTTTAGAATTACTTATGATCTCCCATAGAGATGATAGTAGTACCTCTCTCAACATAAACGCTGAGACATCTTTCCATAGCGGTACACACGCTTCTTTATACCCTATACTGAAAGTAGATTATACTGCTGATTCCTTTGTGTATTCAGATGTTCAAATAGGGGTGCCTCATCCTATAAAATGCAAAGGGGTGAACTCTACCCATACTACTGGCTCTAATATAGTGGGGCTTTATTATGAATGATGAATTGTTTCTTGCTCTTGGCCGGTTAGAGGGTAAAATGGATTCTATTATAACTACTATGGCCGTACATGCTGAAGAGCTCCAGCGATTAGAAGGCCGAATAAGAACTCTAGAACAATCCCGCAGTTACTTCTTAGGTGCTGCGGCTATAGCAGGGGCTGCTGCCTCTTTTGTAATATCGTACTTTATTAAGTCTTGACAGACTCTCTATAGGGGGAATTATCTGAAAGGAGATTATTATGACCACACCAGAGAATATTGAATCCGTAACACCACCTTCTGAACCAACTATGCAGGAGGCTGCTGCTGAAAAGATAGCAACCATTCAAGCTGATCCTCTTGGGGATCCAGCTGAAGCCCGTGCTATTCAAGAGAGGATGGCGTTTGAAACCTACGCTAACTCTACGGGACAAGAGATCCCTAGTAACTTTAAAGATGCTGGAGCATGGTTCGACAGCCTCAAAGAGGCACAGTCTAACTATACTAAGGGTCAACAAGAATTAGCTGAGATGAGACAGGCGTATCAAGATGGTCGTGTTGTTGAGAATCCTAACTTCGAAGCTCCAGCAGAACCTGAACCAGCTCCAAGTAATCCTGAGATTTCAGCTCCCGAGCTTGAAGAACTCAGGATACCTGATAAGCCAGTCGAAGAGGCGGTACCTGAACCGGTTAATAAGGGTATCACAGAAGAGATGTGGACTAATTGGGGTCAAGAGCTTGCTGCTAAAGGCAGCCTATCAGATACTACTAGGACACAGATCAGAGACACGACTGGGTTCACAGATCATATGATTGATGATTATGTCCTTGCTCAGAAGTCTAGACTCCGAGAAGGATTCAAGGAGGCTGGTGAGATTGTTGGAGGAACTGACAACCTTAACACCCTCTTCAACTGGGCTTCGAAAGAACTACCGGTAGAGTCGCAAGAAGCCATTAACATTGGACTTGCTGGCCCTTCCTATGAAATTACATTGCGTGGCTTAAATGATATGTATCAAAAAGCTGTGCAAGCAGAGAAAAAAGCAGAGCCTGTAGGTAATCCAAACCTTACCAGTGTTTCATCTAGTGAGACTGGATTGATAGCGTATAGGACACAAAGAGAATTTAAACAAGATAGAAGTAATCCTTCCTTTGCTACTGACCCTCGTTTCAGGGATTCAGTAGAGCGTAGGATGTTACTGACTGACTTTAATCATTTACCGTTTTAGGGTTAAGCGGAACCCTTAGGTCTGGAGCTAGGTAGACCTGTAAGAATCCCTCTCCGAGAGGAGACAATGGATATTGCTAAATTACTTAGCCCGCTCAGTAGAAGACTCCTTTGGAATAATCTAAAGCTGTGTATACCGTTTTATTATCCGCATTAATAGCTTTATTTAATATAAGGGAGTATAGAAAATGACTTCTGTAGGTTCACCTGTAGGTAGTTTCCAAGATGCTCATCTTCCATATCGTTCTAACTCGAATGACATGGGAGCTGGTGTTTCTGGAGCAACTGCAACTGGTGGTAAGCTTTGGCTTCCCATCTGGTCTGGTGAGATCATTCATGCTTATGATGAATATAACCAGTTCGAAGGTCTTGTTAACTTCAAGACTATTTCCAGCGGAACAGAGATTCTGTTTCCAAAAACCGGCACTGTCTCTCTGAAGCCAGAGTGGGAGGCTGGTGAAGAATTAGTGGGTGGACAAGCTTCAACCTCTGATACCTTCAAGATCTCTCTCGACGAGCGTCCAATGGCTGCTCACTTCGAGATTGATAAGATCGATGAGATGCTCTCCCAGTGGGAATTCCGAGGCGAGCTTGCTCGTCAGGCTGCTATGACTCTTGCTAATACAAGAGATAAGCAGATCTTCTCGACGCTTATTACGGCTTCAGCTACCATAGCTCTTGCTAATGATCCGGCCCCAGTCAGTGGACTAGCCAGCATTATGTATAATGGTGGCGATCGGACTGACGATGCTGCCGTATCTAGGTTCACAGATTTAGGTAATACTGGCTCATCAGATGTGCAGCGTTCCGACGCAGCCCTTGGTCTGATGAGAAACATTGAGGAATATATTGTCTTCCTTCAGGAAAGCAACATTCCTTATCGCAACCTGTACTGTGCCGTATCTCCACAGGCATTCATGGATGTCCGTGCTTTAGGTGTGGCCCGTCAGGGTACTGATCTTACGGATGGCGGTAACCAACTCATGTTCAACGGTTCTGCCGTTGGCGGATTTGCTACTGGCCTTGGTGGACCATACACCAATGCCTATGGAAACCTCCAAGATACTCTTGAGTACATGGGATGTAAGATCATTAAGTCGAATCATATTCTTCAGACAGATCTTTCTGGTGGTAACACCCTTGGTGCTTCGCGTTACAACCTTGACTTCGCCGCTGGCGGAATTAAGGGCTGTATGTGGACTCCCGAAGCAGTTGCTGCTATCAGACTTCAGGGTCTGAAGGTAGATAGCCTGAGAGACATTCGTCGTAACACGGACTTCACGGTCGCGTCTATGATGGGTGGCACTGGTGTTGTTCGTCCGGAGTGTGCTGCAATGCTCACCAGTGTTGATATCGGTAACACATCTTTCAATACTCGCGATGAGTTAGCAACGGCGTTAGACCTTCACGGTGCTTGGGGATCATCCTCAGGTTATGGACCACATACTAGTATCGCCTGATCTGTTCTTGTTCTTAGTTTTTACCCCTTCCTTGGTCTTAACGGGCCAAGGGAGGCTTTACTTTACATAGGAGACTGTAACCATGGGATCAATTAGTAGACTAGAGGCTATAAACCACATGCTTTTACTAGCAGGAGAAGCACCAGTCAATGAACCCTTCGAGGAGGACGGTCACTTTGATACTGAAATTGCTTCAAAGGTCTTAGACCAGCATATTCGAGATACTCAGTTACGGGGATTAGTTAATAATAAATATGAAAAAAAATTTGTACATACATCAGGTAGTATCGAGCTACCCTCAGTCTGTCTTAGTGCAGAGCTTGTTTCGATTCACACTAATGATGATGGGTTTAGAATATTAGGTACTGTTAGAGGAGATGTCCTTAAAAAACTATGGAATATAACAGACCAAACATATACGTGGCCTGCGGATGATTATTGGATAGAATTAATAGAAGAATTAGCATGGATAGACCTTGACACCCCAATTCAAAGATCTATAATGAGTTCGGCTGCTCGTCAGTATCAGATCATGGTACTGGGAGATCATAATGTAGATCAGTACCTAGCAGAAATGAGCTTGATGGCAAGGATTAGGGCCAAGGCTGCGGATATAGATGATAAGCGTCGTAATATCTTCCAGTCTGTAAGCAGGTCACAGAAGGATGTTTTATATAACAGACCTAGTAGTTCCACTGGTAACAATATTCGGAAAGGGTGATACGTGGCTAAAAGAAAATCCTCATATGGCAATAAGTTTAACCCAGTATCTATACCAATACACTCTCTTAGTGGGGGTGTAGGTAGACAGATACCCACCAAGAGACTACCTAATGAAGCCGAAACTCTTGTTAATGTCATGTGTACTACTGAATCTTCCATCGATAAAAGAAATGGTATTGAGCATTTTTGGGATAATGGGGATCCTGTTTGGATGCCAACTCCTACCGGAGATGTTGGGTCGGGCAAAGATATATGGATGGATTTTATCGATTTAGGGGATAAAAAAACAGGCTTGGTTAGATTAAACCTGTCGCCCGGTAGAGATCTTGATGATATTCTAAGAGTATGGGAGTTGAATGAGGATGGGACAGGTTCCGAAATGCCCACACAGGAGATTACAGAAGCTGATCTTTGGGGGGAGGCATGGGAACGTGGGGATACTCTACTTGCACTTGCATATTTAGCTTATGATAGGGAGCCCCACAACTGGGGAAACCCAAATATGCAAGAGAGACTAAGAATGGTTCAAGTAGGTTCCTCAGTTCTTCTATTAAATACCGACGTGAAAGCAGGCTTTACTTCTTCAGGGGATAAGATACCTGAGTGGTGGGAATCCTACGCCAATATAGTGTATACTTATGGGTGGGGTGATACGGATATCTACAAAAAATCTTTCAACGGAAAGCCGTGGACTAATTATAATCCTCCCTATACGTTTCATATTGATACTCAGGGTAGAGAAGTTGTCTATGAAACTTCAAGAACTGTAGATCCCAAAGGAGAAGCTGTTCCTTGGGTACAGTCTGATGATTACACTTGGGGAGAACTTGTAATTGATGAAGAGGATTCGATGGCTGATATCTCTGCACTAGGACCATGGGAAACAAAGTGGGAACCATACAACTACCATGCAACTGCCTCATTTACTTTTGGTTCGGTACCATTTAGGGGTACTTATGGAATGGATAGAGCTACCGCTACGTTTACTTTTGGTGATACATGGCCGGTTGATGGTGCAACGATACAGATTATAGATACTGAGGCACCCACTCACTTTATATTTGAAATCGATAGTGATAGTAATGTTACAGGTACTAACATAGCTGTTACACATGACGAAGCTGAAGCTAATGGGGGCATATCTAGCCCAGATCCCGGCGCTGGCAGGGGTATGGCAAAGGCATTTGCTGACGCTGTTAACAACGCGGACGATCTAGGTATAACCGCTTCCTACAACACGACCACTGGTACTGTTATCTTACAGCAGTATGCACCGGGTACTTCTGGACACACTGCAATTACCGCTGATGCTGCTTTTGATGCTGGTTGTACAGTCAACCCTCCTGATGCATTTACTGGAGGAGACGATAGTACCCCTCCTTCTGCAACAGATGCCGAAGCAGCTGGACCATGGATAGATATCTCAACCGCTTACCCAACTGCTGATACTGTAAGGTTTAGGTTTGTCGGACCAACTGGTCCTGCTACAAGTACTCTAGTTGAAGAAGGAACTGATAACTGTGAAGATAATTATGTTGCCGTTCGGATACCTAAAGGTAGTGTTGTATCTGATGTTGCTACGCAGTTAGCAAATGCCATAAATAATACAACTACTGGTCTTGGTGAGGCTAACGCTGACGGCGGTGTAATAGCTTACCATAACCAAGAAGACTGGGATGACACAACATCATCCCCCGGTAAGGTAGTTATAAAACAACGAGAGCACAATATTGGGCATCCCCTTGTGGAAGCAACACCAACGGCAGGGAATCTTCCTATAGCCTACTCCCTTGGGGTTAATGGGAACGGTGCCAGTATTTCATATAGTGCATTCACTTCAGATGATCCCCCACCCAAATTTACAGGTGGTAGAGATATTACAGATAGTGATGGTAACTTCATTAGTGACGGTAGTTATCCAGAAACCCCACACAGGGATGATATTTATATAGAAACTTGGGATGGTTACAAAAGAAATGGGGGTAAGTGGTATCCTCCTCATTCCGTCGGCGGCGATGATATAGCCGATCCCCTTTTTCCCTATAACGATCCGACTAGTGATCCCTATGATGCGTCTCTTCGAAAAGGTATTTGGCGTGTACGTGAAGATGTGGATGTTCTAGAGCTACCCGGACCTACAAATGTTGCAATAGCAGAGGCTAACAATCGAGAGAACGGCTCTCAATTAAGACCTAGAGATGACTTATTTAGGTGGGAACGTGTACCTGTGGATGTAGATGACTTAGATCCAGATGGTACTGACTATAATTTCCAAGTATCTAATCAGACTCTCTGGAGTAATTTTATTAAGGTAGAAGATCATATTTGGCCGGATCCAGATAAGCCTGAATTGGGTCACAACGTCTCTAAGTTCTCTGATTTAGCACTACCCCCCTCTCACACACATATAGGTGGTTGGAATGGAAGAGAGGGAGGTCCGTTCGGTTCTAGAAACAGTGGAGAGCTAACTTATCCTCCTGATTATCCGGCTGGCGACACAGAGGGAGAACCCTTACACGAATATGCGGATGGTCATCATCAGCAAATCGGAGATTTTGGTAGTGTTACAAAGATGTTAAGTGAACTACATCCTTATGTTGGAGAGACCGAACCTTTTGGTCGGGGGAAGATTATCCACCTACGACAACCTTATCTAGGAAATCAAAAGGGGTGGTATCGAACAGTATCTACTTTTGAAAAACCATATCTACAAAATATACGAACGCCTCATCGAAGATCTCTTATTGATAAAGATAGAATGCCTATGATGTTATATAGGGATCATGAGGATAAGTGGGGCTTAAGGCCAGTTAACTGGGATCCGAGAACGACTGGAGATACTGAAACTAACCCCGGTCCTTCGTTGTTTGTCGATCCTTTAAGTGGAGAAGCAAGAGAAACCAGAATACAGGCTATATCTTACTATAGAGATAGGTTATTTTTAGCTGCTCACGACACTTTAGTCTCTTCACAAGCTGGAGACTGGGATAACTTCTGGTTATATGATGCCGAAACTCTTTCGGATATCGATCCGATAGATCTCAGACTCTCTTCTAACGATTATTCTGAGATCAAATGGCTCACACCGTTTAGAAACTTCTTGTTCGTTTCTACTGAAGGTGATAAGCAGTTTGAGTTGATTGGAGATGGAGACCTAATTACTCCAGCTAATGCAGAGCTAGCCCCTACCTCTAGTTTCCCTCAGGGAGTGACTGCACCTCCCGTGGTAATGAATAATAATGTATTCTTTGCGGGGTCCAGAAAACTATTTGTCTACTTTGGACAGAAAGATTTGACAGTACAACAAGCATACGAATTATCTCGTCATGTACCTAGTTATATCCCAGAAAATATAGAAAATATAACTCATAGTCCCGCCCATGGTATTATATTTATGCAGGATAAGGACAATCCGGGCTGTATATACTTATACCGAAACCAAATAGCCGGTGATCGTATCATTCAAAACGCCTTCTTTAAGTGGATACTTCCGTCTTTCGTCTATCATGGTGATAGTCTTCAGAAGATAAAAGCTGTGGGTAATTATTTGTATATAGCTTCCCCTACTATGCCCATAGGAAGAATTGATTTAAGGATAGACCACACTAAACCAAAAATGGATTGGAGTAGATCATTCTGGTCTGCTGCTCCTGATGTTGACTGGACTTTTGATCCCGACATGGGTCAACCCGGCACCGGTTACTCAAGCTTTAGTATTCCTAATCAACCAGATAACTTTAACCCCATCCCTCTTTATAATAGATGTATTACAGGAGCCAATGATTGGCCGGGTGATACTGTAACATATAATGAGGTACAGTGGGCATTCCCCACTTTCGATTCCGATACTGGGAAGTGGGTGATGTATATGGAGGGAAGAGTTAATCCAGCGGCTGTTGATATTTCCCTTACAATAGGGTATACTTTCGATACCGCTATAGAATTATCTCCTATTTATGTAAGAGACCAGCAGAATAATATTGTAAATGGAGTACTTAGTATTAGTTACGGTACTATTAGGTATACTAATACTGGGGAATTTACAGTCAAGGTAGGGCATGTGGGTAGAGAATTAGATAATAATGATTATGATTGGGGGTGGTACGGTAAACCATTCCAGAAGAGAGATTATCATTTTAATCCAGATGTCTTATCCGATACAGACACATGGTACGGTGGACCATACACGAATAGACCATCGGACCAAGAACTCTATGGCATTGATCCCTCTGGAGTATTCAAATTCCCTGTCAGAGCCAAGACAGATAAACTTAGGATCATCCTATTCTCCAACAGCCCTAGACCTTTAAACGTGGCACAAATGGAATTCGTAGGAAAGTTCAACCCAAGTCCAATACACATTTCATCATAGGAGATATCCAGTGGGAGCAATTTATAACAACAATATTAATAGACCTATAGCCATAAAGCTAACGGGACAAGAGATTATTGATGCGAGTTATTCGGTCTCTATCAATGAGCTCGTCTCGACGGCCAATTATGGCGGTAATAGTCTTACAGCTTTATTAGATAATCAGGATGAAATTCAAGTTGTTCGTAGATTGTATGACTATTCAGCGGTCTCCCCCTTGCCCACATCCGCAGAGATGCTAACTATACGTACCCTGCCTAATGCCAACACCAGTGGCAGCTCTATGTATACTATCAATGGAAACTCCCTAACCTTTAGTGAAGATGATGCTGACTATGTTTGGACTACTGCTATGAGTGGACGGTCTGCCAATGTTCAGCTCCCCGGCATTGTTGCTGGCGATATTGTGTATATCATGCGTAAGAATGTATTGGCCCTCCCAATTGTTAGATTCCAGCCCGGTAGTAGGTTTACAGCTTCTAGTCTAAATATGGCTATAGATCAAGTATTGTATGTTGCTCAAGAGGTTCATTATTTAATCGAGAACTTTGGTGACCTGAATCCTGTGATGGAAAACTTATCCGAAGGTATTTGTTTCTTGGACGAAAATGGATATCTCCAATGCGCTAGCTTTAATATAATGTCTACGTATATCAATGCTGGAGATGGATTAGTATGGACTACTGAAGCTGCTGGTAGTACAACGGCGGATCTATTAGATGTTTCTATAGCAAACGCTGGTACCCACGGAACACTTCAGTTTCTTAGTGGAGGTCTTTCTCTAAACCCACTCACAGACTGGACTGATGATTTCGATGCTGGATCTATGAGAGCTATAAACGGTACTCTAGCCAAGGGTCTATATACTACGCAAGTAGACCACGCTGCTCGTATAGCCGCCGCCGAGACCGAGCTGGCCGACCTAGCAAGCCTGAACTACAAGGGAACACTAGATGTCGATGAGATTGATGCAGATTCGGAGCCAGTATCACCAGATATTGGGGACATCTATGATATTATCGAAGCGGACGATTCTGGGACCGAGGTCAATATTGGTCCTGCCTCTGGTGGTGGTGTAGGTTGGAATACTACTGGAGACCCGGTAAACTTAAGCAAGGGGGACCAAGTTAGGTGGGATGGTACTATATGGAAAGATGTTTTCCACTCTCCCTATGTACGATTAGATGGTACTTTGCAGCTTACAGATGACTGGGATTCGGGGGTGGGGAGCACGAACTATATTCTTGTCCCTACACAAGGTGCCTCTAACAATACTACTCGGGTTGCAAATACAGCCCACGTAAAACTTGCGATGGCAGCTCAGACTACCATGGCTGCTCTAACTACAGCTAACGCATTAATCTCAGCCACTAGTTTGGCTTCGTTACCAGCACTTGCACTAACTGCTCTCGGTGATGTTGATTCCACCGCTGATGATGTAACAGGTAATTTCCTTAAGTGGGATGGTGCAAAATGGGTTGGGGATGATACTCCCATTGATTCACTTGCGTTGCAAGAGCTATCTGATGTTAGTACTTTTACACCGGGACACGGAGATGCTCTGCTTTGGGATGCCGGTACATCCTTATGGTATGGAAATCCTCCCGGATCTAGTGCTGATCTTCCTGTTGCTCAGACTATTGGCGGTGCTAATGCCGATGGTGTGACAGATGATGCTGCTTTAGTTCAGACTAAGTTAGACTTAGTAGGCACTTCTCGTAAGGGTTCGGAAGCTCAGTCTACACCAACCATGAAGTCTACTCTTGATTTACAAGGTAGAACATTTATGGTTGAAGATGGGGTGGTTATGTGGGGTAACAGTAATATTACAATTCAAAACGGTACGCTTAACCACAAGCACCCCACTTCTTCTTTCGGTAGCTGTATTCGAAACTCTCACGTTTGGGGAGATAACGATGCTGGGTACTATACCCATGACCAGTTGCAGGATTATCATGCCGAGCGTCAGGTGTGGGCCAATAGAAACTCAGTGTACAACTCTTCGATTGGCGTTGAAATATTAGACGCTAACTACGGTGCTGGTAAAGTAGGTATCAGAGTCCCGATTTATGCTGATCAGATGAAGGCAGGAGATTATGTATATATTCACGATAAGCCGACTACGCAAACGGATGGTGAAGAGGCCCGACTAGAAATGATTTTAGGTAGTTCTGAGATGGGAACTGCTTACAGAGGTGAATGGAATATTATTGAGTGGATTGATGATGATCCCGAAGATTTACAGGATACTGATGATGATGGCGGCGTTGATGATAAAGATACAAAACAGGTAGATACCACTAAATATTATACTATCTATCTCAGACACCCTCTTAAGTATGAATACCAGATGTATTGGGGTGGCACGCTTCATTTAACTTGCTATATAACTGCTATACGTACCCTTACTAATACTAATCCGCCTGCCGAAGGTGGAGAAAATGATACTGGATTAGCGCAACATAACATTACCTTCAAGAATTTACATATCAAAGAAACAGCCCATAGATTTTTCTATGGTGAGGATGTCTGGGAGAACTCGATGAGCTGGGACGGGGCGGCCTCGCTGCTTCGGGCTTCAAAACCCTTCTTCAGGTCATCGGCCACGGTGCCACCGGAACCGAACCATAAGTTTGCTCTTAGTTTAGGTTGGGGTCTAAAAGTTGGGGATGATGGAGCACCGGGTGGCGCACATGGTAGTATGCTCGTGAGCGATGTGGGACCCGGAGCCAGCGGATTGCTCACAGGCGACCAGTTCCCAGACTCAGCCACAAGGTGGACACATCCAGTTTGTGCTATGAATGGTGTTGTACCCACAGCTACCGGATGGTGGGGTGGTGATGATTTTCGTGACTGGACATGGCATTATCGCTGGAATGATTTTAATAATACAGAACTGTTTCTTATGAAGAGCGAAGAAAATGAATTTGCACCTAGTGCTTCCCGTTTATTAGCTCAAATCTGGGATTCTGACTACAAGCATTCCAGATTGTTTGATCATACTGGTGATAGTACTAATACTTTATTAACCCAGCCGAGCAGCACTGCCGATAGTGTCGGTGACTTTCAAATGTATGGAACAGATGTGATGAACAGTTCTGCTTATGACAGTGTTGGGGAGGTTCCATGGAATCCGGGAGTAATTAGTTTTCATTGTAATGCTGGTATTCACTACAGATATGCGTATGATTTAGTTTTTGAGGACTGTGTCTTTGAGGGCAATGCTTATGGTGGAGTAGTATTAGACGGTTGTACTAATGTTAAATTCCGTAACTGTACTTTCAGGAATTCTCGATGGGCTAATGTGCAAGATCCTTCTAAGGGTGCGGGTATTGTACTGAATGGATGTGAAAAGGTTTTAGTTGATGGGTGTACCTTCGAGAACTGTAACTCTGGTGTTGTCTTAGGTAGTGTAAATACCCACGAATATCCTATGGGAAATCCTACGGATACCTCAACTACAGGTATAAACCCATTTACAGAAAAACAGCACTGTGCTGATATCACTATTACAAACTGTGTGTTTGATGGTGTATCTAGGGGTGTTGTAAATCAGAACTCTTTAACACTGGTAGTTGGAATGACTGTTTCGGATTGTGTTTTCAACATGCGACCGGGTAACGAAAAGATTTTCCATCTTGAAACCACTGGCTTCTCTACCTTAGATCCCGAAACAGGTATTGCTGCCAGAGGCATTAGCTTAAATGGGTATAATATTACACTACGAGGGAATCAAATTCACGGATCTGTCAACTATAAAAATGATACAGATGAAAAACATTTACGTCTAGCAACAGGTGCGTGGTATCATAACCCCGGTAATCCTGCGATGTTAAGCGGGACAAGCAATTGGCCCTTCGGTTTATCGCAGGATGCTATAGATCTACACTTGTCTGATGATTATGATTCCAACAAGAAAAATACTAGTTTTAGAAATATTGCAGCTTGTGATACTGCTATTCAAGTTTGTATTCAGGGTCAGCCACTGTTGGCTTATGAATCTGGTTCTGGTAACGATGATAACTGGGGAAACGCTACTACTAATAATCGTGGTGATTGCCACCGGAGAGAAGAGAGTACACTGCTAGGGGTCGGCGGCGATGGATACAAGTCATGGGGTAACCTATATAAGCAATCGTTTGGGTGTAAAATAGAAGGAAACTCAGTAGAGGCATTTGGTACTGGTATTTTTGTAGTACCCAGAAATCAAAGAGGAGATCAAGGATTGACTGGTGATTCAGTTACCCCACCGGGTTATGAAATGGGCGTGGTTAAGGGTATCCACATTAATAATAATAATGTCAAGGCTAATCTACACGGTATTCAGGTTTGGGCTGGGTCTCCTAGTTTAGCTAGAGTAATGAGTATTCACATTAAAGATAATGATGTGCTTTTCGGTGGATTCCTTGGTTATGTTCCGGCGGTTTGGGGTACTGAGCATGAAGGGGAGGTGTTTAACCATAACGCCTCGAACGCCGTGTCCTACTACCCAAAATTCCATAATTTTGCTGGAAACCTATTTGATTTTGGTGGGTACCCTGTTAATTGGGCCGGTCAGTTCAACGGTCAGGGAACCGGGGATGGCGAAGACAGAAATAAGATTTGGGATGCCGAATCATCCCCCGGAAACGATACGTCCTACAGCCCTGTACCTCACGCACCTTCGGGTACTGATGCCTATTTACGGTATAATAGGTTCTCAAAACATGAGTTCTATAAACCAAGATACGAGCTAAATGCTCTAGCACCGGGCAACTCTTCTGGTATTATGATAAATGTGGTAAGAGAAACCGAGAGAGAGATGTGGGGAAACTATGTTACAACACCATACCCAGCCAATTATCTCGACTCTGATGGTGTTTTTTACAACAATATTTGTTTGGTACAAGATACAATAATTTCAGGAAATACCGTTAATGCTAACTTTAGATACATAAAGCTCTCAAATGAGGGAATAGGATCCTTGAATATGAGAGGCTGTATCCAATTGGGTTTACCCATAAGTCCGGGAACTGCGTCACTCCCCAACCAGCACAAAGCAGCATTTAGTGTTCAAGCACTAAATGTTTCTAATAATGTTTGTAGGGGATATGAAGGGGGGGTGACACAGAACACGGGTTTTCAGACCGGGATTGGTATACCTTATATATATTTTCACAATAATCAGTACCCCGTTCGGCTCATTATTAGAGATGCTATATTCTCAGGGAATGCCTTTTCTCTGACGGGCAGAGAAGATGCGCTGGAATACGAAGGCACAGACTTGGCGATTGTACATCTTGTCAAACCATGGGATAGTTCGATGGATCTTTACGGGGTTATCCCCCCGAACTGGAGTTACAGTACCTCCACCTATGCCGCTCCCATTGCTGGTTGTACGGACCATGGTGGTCTGCGTATCGCCGGGTGGAGTGGCGGCGATATGTCTACTTGGCGGCAAGCCTCAGGATCAGGACTTCCGGGATGAAAAAGAAATTAGAACTTATAAATAAGCTTTTATTGGAAAGTATGTTAGATGATTTAGATGACTCTCAGAAATGTACTCCGGGATTATATCAAGTAATTCGTGGGTATATTAATGATAATAGAGAACACATGGATACACTACCCAACGAGGCTATAGATATATTAGAACAGCGAATGACTGATTCGTTACCATTTAAGAAGCTAGGATGATATGGATATACCCTCTGAAATGCTCGAAGATTTCCGGAACCATCTTTGGGCTTGTTTTACATACTTAGGTATAGGAGAACCTACTCCTGCACAGTACGCAATGGCAGAAGCTCTTCAATCCTTTGGTAAAGACATGCAACTTCAGGCTGGTCGTGGTTTTGGTAAGTCTGTCATTACCTCCTGTTTGGCTTCGTGGTTTATGTTGAAGGAGAAGAATACAACGATTATGGTAGTGTCGGCTACAAGTAATAAGGCAGCTGAGTTTATTTCTATGACTCGTCGTATAATTGATTTGGTGCCGTACTGTGAGCATCTAAAGCCCGGCCTGAATACTACAGACAATGCCTTTGGTTTTAATGTAGGATGTAGAACTAAGATTGGTCAGGACAAGTCTTGTTTTGCTAGAGGTATAACCTCCCAGTTAACCGGATCTCATGCTGACTATGTGATAGCTGATGATGTAGAGATAGAGGGTAACTGTGAAACTGCCAACGCTAGAGAAAAACTACTTGGAAAGATACACGAGTTTGAGCAGATTCGGAATGTCGGTGGTAGGGTTCTATTCTTAGGTACTCCACAGATTAAAGATAGTATATATAATCAACTCAAATCTGGGTATGCTGTTACGAAGTTTCCTGCGGTGATGCCAGATTTAGAATCATTGGCTGAGATTGAGGATGTTAATGAGTGGGTCTTAAAATTAAATATAGGTGTCGGAGATCCTACTCAGCCAGAGAGATTCCCTAAAGATGTGTTACTTGAGAGAGAGGCCAAGATCGGACCCAAGGCATTTGCTCTACACTACAAACTTGATACTACCCTAGCTGATTTCGAAAAGTTCCCACTAAGATTATCTGATCTTATTGTATTAGATCTCCATCCTGAGATGTGTCCCGAGAAAATCGTATGGGCAAACTCAGTACCTATGAAGGGTATGGGTTGTTTTGGATTGACCGGAGATCTTATCTATGAGCCGATGTGGATATCAGATAAGTTTACGCCATATGCCCAGACGATAATGTACGTAGACCCAAGTGGCAGAGGGAGCGATGAGACTGCCGTCTGTGTGGCCTCGTTCGCCAATGGGTATGTATTCATACACGAATTGATTGGCTATCCGGGAGGATACGAGAAGGGAATCCTAAAGAAAATAGCAAGGCTAGCTTATGAATATAAGGTAAAGCTAATAAGGGTTGAGAGTAACTTCGGTGATGCTATGTATTCCCAGTTGCTCACTCCTATTGCTCTAGATGTCTGTGGTCGCATAGGTATCGAGGACTTTCGGGTTACCGGACGTAAGGAAGCTAGGATAATAGATTGCCTAGAACCTGTCATGGCTTCTCATCGGCTTTGCTTTGCAAAGAAGGCTATTTGCCAAGAGGAGACACAGAAGCAGCTCACACGCATCTTCGATAAACGGGGGGCTCTCCCCCACGATGACCGTGTGGACGTTCTAGCGGCTGCTGTGGGCCACTGGGAGGACATCCTAAGTACTGATGTCGATCACCTCATAGCAAAGAATCATAGAAAACAAAAACAAGAGATAGTAAAGGATTGGATGAACGATGATAGGAGGATGGGTCTTTGGGGAAACCATACATCTGGAGCTGTTCTACCAATGGGACGTTCACAAACCAAACCAAATATTTTAAATAGACTCAAGCGTCGATAGGAGGATACCAATGGGTGTAGCTATAGGATTGGGTGCTGTCATGGCCGGTACTGCTATAATGGGCAGCATAATGGGAGGTCAGCAGCAAGTAGCCCAGCAACATGCGGCTAGGCGGCAGCATGAGGAGCAAGAGTTCCAGCGTTCGATGGATAACCAGATACAGAATCGTAGGGTAGCCAGAGCTAATGCTGCCAAGTGGCTGAATAATGAGAAGATCGGAGAAGCTGCAAATGAAACCAGAGCAGAACAGGAGTTTTGGATGAGGTATAATTTTGAGAATGCTAATGGCGATTTCTCAAGGCAGTTTAATAATATCAATAATAAAATTACCCATACCCTGCTTACTAAGAAAGGTAATCTTTCTGGTGGTACTGCTCAGGCTATCCTACGTCAGTCTCTTAACCAAGCTAAGAAGGGACACCTTAATAGATCTGTCAATTACGAGAACGCTATGATTTCCTCTGAGAGGAAACATACCGCCAACCTAAACAAGAGAGACTTTGGATATGCTGACCAAGTGAAGTTCATACCCGGACAACTACACCAAGTTTCTGACTCCTCTATTATGAGTTCCGCATTAACTGCGGGAATCATTCAAGGTATTGGAGCAGGTGCGGGTGGGTTTGCAATGGGAATGAAATACAATGCAGCGAAGGCGGATGCCGGGGGCTGGGCGAAGTTGGCGGGCGACGGCGGAGGTGGTTGGGGAGACATGACAGTGTCGGTACCTAACGTAAACGTCTGATGAGTGTAAATAAACCCAACTTAGAAACTCTAGCTAATATTGCCAAGGGTCCAACGAACCCAGTTCCTAGAGCTGAGGATACTATAGCGGAGCAGTCTATCGTAGAATCTCAGGAGTGGCTTGAGTCTAACAAAGATCTTGAACCCGAGGTAAAGCTAACTGAATTCTTAAACTATACCTCCGACAAGCCAAGAAACTCAGTCTATAATGAATGGCATTGGGATACATATAAGTCTATCCACCCTCAAGGTCCGGAGCAAGCTGTTACAGATGCTGTCTCTAAAATCAACCAATCTATAACTAGACTTAGTAGTCACCAAGAAAGAGATAATTGGTGGACTGATAATATTAGCAAACTTTCCGGAGAGATGCTAAAACTCTTAGCACCTGTATATCTCGAATCTAAAAATAGAGGAGATCGTCAGGATGTAGAAAGGGCTCGTACTGCGGAGTACGCTTCCGTACATAGCATGTTAAAGAATACAAGCTACGAAAATATTAACTCTCAGAAGAGTGCCAACATGCATTCGAATGATTGGTTAAAGGGATATGCTTGGGGTTATGGAGACGAAATGAAGTTAAATGCGGAGGGGCATTTATCGGTTATGGTCGAAGGACAGGAAACCCCGATACATAGTTTACCAGAACCTAATATATCTACCGAAGAAAAGTTTATATATCTACATGACCTTAAACCTCAAACAGATAAAAAGTTTACGGCTGAATTAGCCAAGCAACGCGGCAAAGAAAACTCAGCGGAGAGAGAAATGCTTATGGTGGCCTATAACCGAATAGATCAGGAGAGTATTCCATCGTGGGCTAAGGCAAATATAATTATAGATTATAATATAGCTGCTGATCCTAATAATTTAGACTTGACTACCAAGGCTATCAACCGTATAATATCCAAAGATATACAGAATAATGATCTAAGCTCTATTGAAATAAGTAATAAATATATAGCATATATAAAAGAGATACAAAGTAAATCCGAAAGGAGATTAATGTAATGGCAGAATCTCAAGGTGTTTCACAGGTAATTGCCCCAGCTGAGGTACAATCAGAGACAGCGGTTTCAACTTATATAAGGCAGGGTTCTGGAGGTATGGACTGGGGTAGAGTTGTCTGGGATACTATGGGTATTAACGCTTATTACGAGAACATGCAAAACGCTGTTAGTGGCGTAGGCACCATAGTGAATAATGTATATGAGCTTGTTATGCAGGGGGTGAAGGAGAAAAAGGAAAAGGCTAAACGGCTGTTTATGGCGAGAATGAAGGCCGCCGAAGAGTTAGATCCCGAGTCGGAAGAGGGGGCTTGGGCGGAGCGGAACCAACATATCTACGACCAGATGCTATACCTTAGACCTCTATATGAAGAAGATCTTATAGATTCTCCTGATAGTTTCTTGCCGACGGTGAGGGCCACATCATGAGAAATCCCTATCAGCCAGATGTGGATGCCATCTTAGCCTTTATGGCAGCAGAACATAGAAGGCATACTGTAAAAACACAACAAAAGAATATTCCCGGTCGTATGGCTAACATGAAAAACCTACCCTCCGACCCAGAAAAAATCCATTCAGCTCTAGGTAACTTACAACAAGGAATTAGAAACCCAGAGAAATCTTCCTTCATCAGACAACTAGCTTATCGGATGAATCGTAGAGATAACAATGTTCGGGATGCGGTTGGGTGGTCGCCGGTAAACGGACAGATCCCTTCTAAGGAACCAGAGATTGATGAAAACGGTTCTGTTAAAGGATGGAGCCCACCTAGATCTTGGGATCCAGACCTTCCTCCGGGTGAACGAGCGGGTACTCCAAGAGTGGGTCTCAAAGAGGATATAACTGCTGCTGGTATAGCAGCGTATAAGGAACTAGCTGGTACTGATCCTCCACCAAATGCTCTCATAAAATCTGATGGGGTTGTCTCTGATTTAAACGGTAACAACGCAAAGAAATTCTCGACACTCGATCTTCCAACGATAAAGGATATAGTGTTTGATGCTGATCACCACATGGACAACGATCTAGGTTTGGTTGATGCCGCAAGGAATGTTATTATATCACTTGCTCTTGGAGAATACCACTCAGATGGCAGAGAAATCTTCCAGCAATGGCACTTATTAGAAAAGAATTTAAGTGGTAAGAAACTTAGAGATATCTCTTTAGAAGAAAGAAAGAACCTTCTTCGAATAGTGACCGGACAAGCTATTACAACCGGAAGTATTGATAATACTTCTATGTTTATCCCCGAAGGAGATCCAATCTTTAGCTGGCCTGGACCAACTAATCTAGATATAGATAACAAACGAGAGAGGGAACAGACAGTTGTTCAAATTATCGAGGCTGAGACTATAGAACCTACTCTAACTAAGGGTATTCTAGAGAATACTGTAAATATAATGGCTGAATCATTAGCCAATATGGATGGGGATATAGATCTTATTACAGGTATAAAGTTTGCTGCAAAGTCTATAGGAAACCGAAAGAAAAGCGGAGGTAACCTAGGTAATGTTAATTGGCCGTGGGAAACAACATCGAATGTCATAGAAACCTTACTATTAGATGCCGTTATACCGATTGATGAGGGTACTAAAAAACTAATTCAGGCTTATAAAAGAGATGAAAAGTTTACAGGAGATATAGATAGTCGTTGGGATGTGTTTGTAAAAAGTAATATAGATCCTCTAGTTGAATCTATAACCAAATGGTATGAAGCAACTAACGAAGATGTAGTAAGAACCCCTCCACAGCAGAGCATAGATGAACTTAGGACTGTCTTATTCGGGCCACTAGCTAAAACCAGAAGAGGGTTTATTGCGCACGGACAGGCAAGGATTGCTATGGCATTAAGCTTATCAAGAACTTTTAATAATAAAAACATAGATAAGAGAACAAGAGCATCATTAGCTGTACAATTGATAGAGGCATTTAGACAGGAAGATAAGCTTCCAGAGGGTAGTAATTGGAATAATCTACCTTCTGATGCAGATGGTTTAATTAAGCATGGTATCTATTTGACCGAACACATGAAGAAGCATCATCCTAAGATGCTAGAGTCTCTTGATATAGCCAGTGATCCACATTGGCGATATAAAGGATCTATGCTTAGACTATTTAAGCAGACTTTTCCAGATGCCAAGACTCACGATGGTAAATCTATAGATACTTACGACGATTATAAAGCATATATTACGGACATGTTTTGGAATCCCGGTAACTATAGCAAGGAAACGCAATTGATGACGTACACATTATTCAACGCATCAAACGAAGCGTTCTCTGGTTTGATTCCTAAGGATGGAGATATGAATGCGACTCAATCAAGAGATCTTCGTTATACAGCAATTCTACATGAGATGGCAGCAGGCGGGTATGTAAGTAGTCCATTGGAAGACAGTACTAATCCATTTAATCTTGTGTTAGGGGGTGCTGGGGCCGATGTTTACCGAGCTGTAGCAAACGGACACCATCAGGAAGCTAGAAGAGATACTTATGATCTAATGCTTAGAAATTATTTTATGCCAAATTTCCTAGATATGGCTATGGGTAGTAAATTACTAATTAATCCTGAGACCGGGGAGCCACTTGCAGATAATCAAGCAAGTCAAATTGCTAGGAATCTTTTTTCTCAGTTTTTGAGAGATGATATAGGTGGCGGTATTGACTGGGATTACTTCAACAGTTCAGGAACGGTTGAGAAGGCCGCGTTTGTTCAGACAATAATACAACTTGACGAGCAAACGGGCGGCTTAGCTATAACAAAAGATGTAAAGAAACATTTGTTGGCTGGTCTTACTGATCTTGATTCAGCTGCTTTAGCCGGGGGTGGTGATGCAAAAGCTACGCATAGGTTAGGTCAAACCTTAGGATGGATAAAGTATATGTTATATAATCAGGCAGGACAGGGAGGCATTTCTCCGAAACAGAATAGAAGATTTATAAAAGATATGTTTGATATTCAAGAAGAAGATCTTATATGGATGGAGTTATTGATCGGAGAGATAAGTAATAATGCAGAAACAGCGGGACTATTATCTACTACTACTACAGTAGATAAGATCTCAGACCAATCAAGCGGACAACTTAATACTGTGGCAATAAGGTTAATAGAAAAACTTCAGGATTCTATAGGAGAAACAACTAATACAACAATTACACCTGATAAGAGTCTGAAGAGCGTGCTTACAAATACTAGCACATTACTGGTAGGCGCAGAAGGAGCAGCTCAACGAGCTGAGTTGGAGAAGGATATGGGGTCTTCGGGAATTACCTATGAAGCTAACGCTATAGAACAGTGGAAGCTTGCTGGGATACATATTCCTAAGGATGCGGAAGGTAAGAAGAAGATTGTCGATCAGATGAAAAGGATGAATCTTCTTGATCAGAATGTAGATACTGGTATTTCAGACACACACAAAATTCTTGGGGGTTTAGCAACACTATCTAGGGATAGAGAGAGACTCTCTTATCTTCTTGCTTCAGGAAGTTTAAACACTGACAGAGATATTAGTATGGGGATGGATCAGATACTGTTAATGTCAGCCTTTCGTTTGGGATATCAGCGGCCAACCGTTTCAACCCCAACAGGACAACCTATTACAGTTCGACCTCATGGTATTGACCTAACGGATCTAAAGGATCCATTAGAAAACGCCGGAGTAGAGGAGCTAGATACAACCCTATCTCCAGAGACATTCAAAGATCAACTTGACACAGCGACTGGATGGGGTGTAAATCCACACACGGATTGGATAGCTCCTGTTAGACCACAGAGGCATCCCGGAGAACTCACATGGAGGGACCGCGCTACTATGGTAGCAGAGCAACGACAAGACTATCCTGAGCTTTCCGAAGAAGACTATCGAAACGAACAAGATCGTCGAGATGCGTTGATACAACGTAGGCTATTGTCTATGATTACAGAAGAGAATGGAGACATCATAGTAGGAACAAAAGTACTTGATCCTAAAGGAATGGAAGAAGCTATGCGGGAAGCCTTCAATAGAGCAAACGATCCCAAACGCTTCTATGAACGGGGTAGGAATACACTGGACGAGGGCTCGGTGTCGACGGGATTCTGGGATGCTGCTTGGGCATTTACCGAAGGGGCTGTGGGATTCAACCAGTTGTCGAATATGGGTGTGGTACAAGATTACTTTCATCCTGCGGCAAGAGAAGCTCGTTTTAGCCTAAGGTCTGAGGATTATATAATGACAGCTCTTTACTTATATATGAAGAAGAATAATATCCCCAAACTTGGGCAGATATCAGTAGGAGCTCTTGAAGCAAACGTAGAGGCGCATCGGGGTGTATTCTGGTCGCACGGTACCATTAGTATACACGATACCGTTGGACGGGATCATACACGTTTAACATGGGATGTACCCGGTGGGCAACCTATAAGTGTTAAACTACCCCCTCGAATAAATATTCCCTATCTTGCTGAAGAAGAACATAGAATACTAAACCAATAGGAGATCTATACGTGGCAAAGAGATTTGATTGGGTACCAAGCCCAGTAGAAGTAGTCCCGACCTTTGAAGAATACTTAGACGCGACAGAAAAAGAGCGTATTGCGGCTATTAAAGAGTACGAAAACCTTCCTTTTGCTAGGGGCATTACAGAGGAAGAAGAGCTTCAAGGTTATCAAAATCATCAGGATGAAGATAAGCTGGTTCGGGGTGCTATAACATATGATGCTGCCGCTTGGAGTTCTATGGCAATGGATTATACCGGTGGTATGTGGGCTGAGAATTCTGCTCATCAGAAAGAAATGGCTAATAGAATTATGAATCTCTGGGATGAGGATCTTTATGAGGATACTATATTACAAATAACCGACGAGCAGGAATCAATGATAGAGACCGCTTATAGTAGAAGTCCTTGGAATATAGCAAATGTTTTTAGCGATCAGTTCTTTGAGAAGGCTGTTCCTTTTGTTTCTTCTTTCTCTGGAGATATAACAGACTTACGAAACGATACTCCTTCAGAAGACTGGAATCCTGACGGAGCCTTAGAGCTTTTTAAACTGAAGGACACAGGAAAATATGTACTATACGCCCAAAAGCTAGGTGGTGAAGAAAGGATGAAGGAGTTAATTAAGGATGCTAAGAATCCTGTAGACTTCTTTATTATCTTGAGCGAGGCTTTTAGAACGGTTAGTATTATAGAAGCTACTGGAAAATTCCAAGAAGAAAATGCTTGGTATACGAGATGGTACAATCATGGTAAACATCTTATTATTAACGGTATTATCAATGATCCAGATTTAGCTCCTGAGTTGGTAGCTGGAGGACTTATTTCTGCCGGTACTCTTGGTGTAGGTTCCCTACCTTATGCTGGTCTGCTTACTCTAGCAAAGCTTGGTAAGGGAGTTTATACCGGTGCTAAAATGGTTGATAGGATTGCTGCACTAACTCGGCTGGCAAGAAGAGGTGTTTCTTTACTACCTTCTAACATCGGTGCAACAGCAATGAAAAAGATCAAGGGAGCAAAGTATACTACTGCTGGCTGGGCAAAAAAACATCTTCTCTATGATAGATTAGGAGACATGGGAGAAGGTCTTGTTACAGGATTCTTAGCCGAAGTAGGTAACCAGACCAGAAAGATAAACGATGGTGTTATAGATGAGTATGATTGGGAAACGATCGGTATTGAGACATTTTTAGAAACATTACTAAGTCCTGTAATTAACCCGATGATAGGTGGTTCTCTTTACGGACTCCAAAGAACTGCTAGTATTCCGCTTGGGCTGCATGTCAGAGGAGAAACAAATAGAACAGGAAACGTAGGCCTTGGTTCCCTGTATACTAAGATGGCAAAATGGAATCATCCTGATACTATAGCTGCTGCTGCTGGTGAACTAAGACTTAATAAGGATTATATAGATAAAGTAAACTCAAAACTTGATCCTGAATTCCATATTAAATGGCAAGATAAACCTAGTGATACAGTAACTGCACTCGAAGATATAACAGGAAAAGAGTTTGCAGCCTACTTAGGTATGATCCAACAGCATTTCAAGAAATCACCAGAAGAAACAATGCAGCTAGCTTTACAGGCTATGGATAATATTACAGAGACTGGCCTACGTCCGCTTCAACTAGCTGGTCTGATCGCCAAGAGTATGTATGATCTTCAGATAGAGAACCTAAAGCGAATGGGTCGTAAAGTAGCTAAGAAAGCAAAAAGAGGATTGTTGAGAGATGAGGTAGTGGATGCTGTACTGGCTCCCGAAGAGGAGGTAGAACAAAATCTCAGTAAGGTTAAGGAATCTTTCTATGAGTTAACTACTGTGATGGCCCATCATGATATGATTCATCAGCAGGCTATTAACTTTAAAGACAAAAATGGTAACCCAACACCTATGACCTATGACTCATATATTAAAATGGTTCAGGAGACCGGTCAACACGAATTACTATTATCAGAAGACTTACGTAGCAGAACTAGAGAAGAGCATGGGGATAATTGGAGGTCCATGAATGGCGAGGAAAGATACGATGCCGCCATAGAAATACAACAGCAAGTAGTACAAGAGGCTATAGAGAATATTACGAAGAAAGAAGATAATCTTGCTAAGTTAGAACAAGAGTCGAATGCTATTGGAGATAACCTACCTCCTGAAGCTTCTCCAGTCCCTCCCCCAACCTCTACGAATGCAGCGGGAGGTGTATCACCTGAAAAACCCTCTGGTGGTCCTCTTGTCACAGCAAGTCATACTAATAATACTAATATAGCACGAGCTAGAAAAGAACAGGGATTGATTGAAAAGGATATATCCGAAAGAAATAGAGCTATAGAGAAAAAACGACAAGAGTATAGAGAAGCAAAGGATGCAGATAAACCGACCAAACATATCCTAGACCAATTAGATGATCTGATTGTATCTGCCCGAGAACCAAGAGGAAGAATAAAAACAGTTCGTAATTATCTTAAGGCATTAGAGAGTATTAAGAATAAGATAAAAGTAGAACAGGATGCCATGGTATCTATTCTGGGGTATGATCCAGAGATTATGATCATACAAGAAACCCTAGCAAAACTAAACCAAGAAGCATTGACTATTGAAGAAACCTTAGATAGTAAACTAAACGAATTAAAAATTGTCGGGGTGAGACAACTACAAGAGTGGGCTGATATGTCTGGACTGGTTACCACTTTATTTGGCGCTGATATTAATAGTGACAACAACAAGTTAAGGGGTAAAGGTCAGATCTTAATAGGGGATCTCAGTCACGATACCAAGCTGGCATTACACGATCTTAGAGAAAGCACCAGAAAGTTAAATAAAATACGAGGAATAAATGATAAAGATAGTAAGCTTATTAGATATATCGATAAGATAATCGGTAAGAAAGAAATCTACCCTGTTGATATGGCACTTTGGCATACAGATTCTGAAGTTGGTAAGGTAAGGACAAGTAGACAGGAGTTTAAACAAGAAGTTAATGATAGAATGGCAAAAGATCATAGTATGCTTCGTAAGCAGCAAGAAGAGAATGGCGACTTTGAACACTATTCTGCTATAGCAAAAGAAATTGATGATCTCCTAAACAAACGACAACGAATTATTAACTCTTGGTACATTAGCGAACAACAACAAGCCCAGAATACTCTTAATGTTCTCCGAGAAGGCAGATCAATAATAGAAGCAAGGCATACGAGACTACGGAGTATTGAGGGTCGACAGCAGGCCGCTGAGGTTTTAGTCCAACGAGCTAAAGATAATCCAGACAAACCAATTACTAATAGAGAACTTATAACTCTATTACCCCGAACATCTAAAATTCGTCAAGAGATGGAGAAGACTAGAGATGAATCAGCAGATCGTATGGAAGAATACCTTGATAAACCCCGTAAAATTAAGAGTGTAGAAACATTACTAAGTGAAGAATACCGCAGAGCTAAAAGTCTTGTCAGAACCCGTACTCAACTAGGCCGCGATCCCGACTTTAGACCTTTGCCTCTTGGTCATAAAGCATCCCATAATGCTTTAAACCTAGATGACGAAGACTACGCTTTTCTTATTAGTAATGGACACGATACTGTTCTACAAAACCGTAAAGAACATTTGGATATTGGGGGAAAAGTAACGAATGTATTAGGAGACCCTGTAAAGATAGACAAGAATAATAACTTCCTGAAAGGCGATGATGGTAAACCTCAGCTTATATATAGGACCGAACGCCGGGAGTATGATCTTGAAGCATGGGATCCAGATAAAGATACTGAGCTTCAGGAAGTAAGGGATAAACTAGAATCGATTAAGCGGCAGCTGGAGATATCTAGCAAAAAGGAGCCAAAGGATCCGTGGAAGCTTCCATTTGTGAGAGTAGAGGATGATGGTGCGAGAGGACAAAGGTTTATAGATGAGGCAGATGGGGATCTCGTAGCAGCACAGAAGGCTTATGACGCTAGCGATGTGGCGAGAATTGACGAAGATGCGCCTAGACCAGACAATCCAGAGTGGCAGGCGGCTTGGTCCAAGTGGCATGAGAAAGACCAAGCACTTAGAGATGAGAGGCGTGGCTTGGAATATCGCAGTAGTGAAATCCACACCGAAAGGCAAAGGGTTAAACCTTTTGAGTGGTCTACGGCTAGTTCAGAGGAACTATTCTTCACATCCTCTGAAGATGTAGCTAGAACTTACCAAGGACAAAAGCGGGGAGGGCGTGTAGAAGGGGTTGAACCCGAACAGGCTTATGTCGTAATACGACAGCCTATTATAATTGATGCTGGAGGTTGGAACCATAACGCCTTGCAAAAGGATGCAGTCTTAGCTGGCCTGCCTCAAAGAATGAAGGACTGGTTAAAGAGTGTAGATCCCCAGCAGTTAACTATGTTGCATCATACTTCTGAGACAGTAAAAAACTCGTTTGAATCTTGGATTAAATATGAAATAGATAATGGTACCCCCGGCGATAAATTACCCAATGCAATAATATATAAGAATATCGTTGATCCCGGCAACCTACAAGCTGGTTTTAGTAGAGAAGGTTTAACGGCTGATACTGTTTATGTACGAGGGATAGAACAAGTAGTTACCGATCTTCCGCAGCCGGGGATTATAGAAGTAAAGAGATCTCCTGAAGAAGAAGCCAAGGCTTGGCGAGAAATAGCTATGAACATGAACGCTCAGTCAGCTGCACAAGGAGAAGAGAATGGTATTATAGCAGGAGCAGTCAGATCCGGTATTCCAAAATACTTTAGATCTAGTGATACTCTAGGAATGGCTGAGTTTGTATTCTTTAAGGAAGCAATTGTTGGTGATTTTAAGGGTGTAACAAATAATATTGTACTAGCCCAAAACCAAGAAGTTCTTCGTTACGACGCAGGTAAAGTAGCTGTGATAGCTACTCGATACCAAAACGCCATAGATATATCTGAGCTTGATGCAGATATACGTAAGAGAATACAGATGGCTGAAGAAGAAGATTTAATGGATCCTACCAAGCCCGGCCAAGCGTGGGATGCGGTACGTACCTTGAACCTTCTCAAAGAACTTCAGATTGCCGAGAAGCCGCATAACGTCGAGAAGTTTAATCAGCATGGTTGGATTCTTGAGCAGGATGACTTCGCAATGCCTATAATACCAACCAGAAAACCTACTGAACAGGATTGGATTACTGCTACTAGGAGAGCATTTAAGGGTCGGCTTGTAGACAATATGACAGGCCCAAAGATCGAAAACTACGCAGCTATATATGAACGTATGGGAGATGAAGCAACAGCTAAACAACTCAGAGACGGTACAAAAGAACTCCGTAATCAAGTTTTAGATGATGTTGTTGACAAGTTCTTTGACTCAGGAATTAAAGAAATAAATTCTTCATGGAATATAAGAGACTTCGGTAATGGAAACCTAGACTGGAGACCCGCTACCGTAGTAGCAGAAACCCTAGCTGATTTATTATCAGGTAAACCTATTACCAAGGGCTTCGGTATAGTAATGGCAGAAGGTATGGATGTAATAGGACTGGATGAGGATACTCCTTCAGGCGGTCCTTCTCGTAAGGTAGTACCTCCAGCTCACGGTGAGAGTTCTCGTATTGGTGTCATTAGTCCATCTTCTGTTATTGAGATTGTAGCTGATTTTAAAATGAGAGCTAGACTTAGGGCTGTACTTAGTCGTATTAAATTCGAGAATGGTAAGGTTACTATAGATCTACCTAAGAGAGAAAGAAACCAATGGGATAAGATGATTGATAAGAAGAGTGATGCAGATCTAGATCCCACCGGCATCGAGGGGCAGATATACGTCTATCCTCCACTGTTATTTGGTAGGGTACAAGAAAGATCTGCTACAAGAGCTATGGTCAAGGAAGCACTAACTTACTTCCTTCGTGAGATTCCAAACATAGGTATCTCTACAATCCAAGATATGGAAGTTCTCGCAGGGAACTATAATCTCACTCTTCGCTCAGAGGCCCCACTGCTTGGTCCTCTTAGTCAGGGGGGAGCATCGAAGGTTCCTTACAATAAGATAGGGGAAATATACGCTCTCGAAATGGCTAACCCAGCTATACAAGGAATGACAGATAGTCTTATTCAGATTGTAGCTGAAGAAGGAAGGGCTATTCGAGAAGAGTTTGCAGCAAAGTGGCCTAGAGAAAGAGTAGAAGCTAAACTTGCACAAGAGGTAGATGGATGGGACTCACTATCGACAGCAAAGAAGAAGATTAAGATCGACACTGAAGCCATTCGAATGCTACAAAGAGAACTCTATAATCCAGAAAACTATGCGGATAGATTAAACAGTGGTATCTTTGAGATGAGACTTACTGCTTTAGCTGCTGCTCATAGTGGAAAGCTTAATGAAAAACTCCAATCAGCCCTAGAAAACGATCCTGCATTTAAATCTGAAACAGTAAAAATGGATGATGGTTTAGGTAACGTAAAGACAATTAGTATATATGATGCTATTAATGAGTATGGTATTAATGCTGTTATATTACAGTCTCAATACGGTACTGAAGCAGAGTATGATTTCTATAAGAGGACCGGTGCTCTTGTAGCAAAAGCTCTTGATGATCCAAATAATCAAGGAGATCCCTTGATATCACAACTTGGAGATATAGCCAAAGTCTTACGTTTAGGAAAGCATTTTGATACTGAGATTACTATAGAGTTGGGGGCCAAGGATGAGGCCATTGTATCCGCTCTTCGAGCACTATATAAACCACCAGTTATGCGTAAGGTATATCAGGGTGGTTTCACTAACTTTGAGTTAGAGTTTATCACAGATTCAAATGGTGATGGTGTAGTAGCTATCGAGGGTCTTAAAAAAGCATGGAAAGATGCATACGGAGAAGATCTAAATATTACAGAAGATAATATTAGGGCTTTTGGTACGGTTCTATTTAAAACTGTCTTAGGGCAAACAGTACCCCTAGTACAACAAGGTGTAGGAATTAGCGGTACGATGCAAAAGGCAGTTCAGTTGTATATGCAAATAGATCTGGATAGCAGTGACTTCACTACTATAAACGAGGATATGGAACGATGGAACCAAGTTCTTAAAGCCAAGTCTGCCCTTAGAGGAGAAAACGCTGGAGCAGATCTAACTATTGAAGATAATGATGGTACACAACATACTGTTAAGGGTGAGGAGAGCTTACCCTCAGAAGCTGCTAAAGGTAGTAGTTTTGTTTCTATTAGCAGGCTTACAGCAGATTTAGAAGAACAGGTCGGTCGTATTGCTAAGAAGGAGGGTATTGATCCTTCAGTACAGAGAGAACGATATGCTGACCGATTAAACGAGGCCCACACCTTTATGCGTGAGAACGGTGTGATGATAGACGGGGAATTAAAGCTGAAAGAAGACAGGATGCTAGAGCTAAATAAACTTCTAGTACCCGTTCAAGGACTAAGTGCCGTACAGATTGGGCATCTAAAGGGTATGAATTCAATGATCTCTGCTGGTTATGTTATCAATAAAGAACGTATAACAATGGTTGCAAGGTCGTTAGGTTTTAAGACATTTGATATAGATGATCTAATGGGGTTAGATGGTTTAATCCAATACCATCGCTTCGGATCTACACCCACTGTTACTAGAGGATTCTATACAGGAAGGCCATCTTTAAATTACCAAGGTAGCGCTCTTGGTCGTGTTGCTACAACTCCTAAAAATGTTGAGGGTTTCTTAACATATGAAGCCTTTATGGAAAACTATATTGGTAGGATTGATAACCCAACTGATAAAGATTTTATAATGGGAACAAACAAGTTCTTACAAGCCCACGAAGATAACGCTAAGGCTATGGGTATGTATGATACAGTAGATAGTCCTTATGCTAGTTGGACAGATAAACAATTTGAAACTCATCTTGAGAAGATGGTCTATCTTCAAGAGATGTTATGGGCCTCTGCTCATCGTAAGTCTCCTAAGTTCTTAAAGAATACCGTTGATGATTTATCTCCTATAGCAGTTAAGGATCTTGCAATGAGAGATTGGCACGATACCAGCGAGAGAACCTCTAAGAGTTTACAAGCAGAGATGGACTTCGAAAGAACCTTATTAAGTTTACAAGAAGAAGGTATTGATGTGCAGCGTGTTGTCGATGAAAGAACTAAGTCTCGTGGAGGATTGACTGATGAGTATATTGAACGTACAAACGCAGAGAGGGTAGTGTTCGCAAGAACAGAACACGACAGGAACTCTCCTAAGCGTCGTACAAATATTAGAACCAGTCATACTACCGGACCTCTTTCTCTTACACCCAAGAAGAAACAGCTTTCTTGGGGAGATAGGGGTATGGCTGCTGTTCAAGCACATATGTTAGAAGATATAGTAAGAGAGAAGAGGGGTGATTTCGATGGTATGCGAGAGGAAATAAAAACAGGACACCAAGGAATGGTTGGTTTAAGGGAGGACGGTACTACAGATCATGAGGGATTTGGCTGGACCAGTGTCTATGATGATGCTCGTTTACCTTCCTATCCTCCCATGTATCTTGATCCCAACGAAACTTATGGCCCCGGTCAGATAAACCAAAGAGCATCGAGATTAGACCCACAGCTTAGAGAATATGCAAGAGAACACGGAGCCGAACAAGGCCTAAATGAAGATCCTACATTATTCATTGATCTATACTTAAGATCACAGATTCAGGAAGTCTTAGATGAATACATGGTATATGTTCCTAGATCAGAAGAGGAGTATAGACAAAAGCGATGGCAGTGGAAAGAAAAACTTTGGAAGATAACCCAAGTTTCTTATGAGATGAAGTATGGTCTCACCAATACCCAAACTTTGTTTGAGAAATCTAATCAGATCTCTATTATAAACCCTGAAGCAGGGAGTAAAGAAGCTGTATTAGCAAGGCTTATAAATGAGGAGTTTGTTTCACAACCTCCTATTATCTCTGAAGCTCTTAGAGCAGGACCAATGGATATAGAAGGAGTTGTCCTTGGAGTCAGTAAATCGGATCGAAATAATCCAGAGATTATGGAAATGATAGCCCGTGGTCTACTTGAGATTCGCCAACTTACTGCTAACGCTTCTATCCCACAGTCTAAGGAATTCAATGGTTTTGTTGTTAACCAGCTATTCCAAGCAGAGACCGCACAGATTCTTAAGGGGGGATGGAAGAACTCTAAGGGTGTAGCTGTTGGCTTAGAAAAAATGGAAAACGCCAACGGTGATGTAGTTCCGATATGGACAGTTCCTTCGGTATGGCATGTTGTTATTGACGATGTAGGTGATTTACAGAGTCTTAGACAAAAAGTAACAAAAGAACTAATCGGCCCTAAGGGTACAAGTATAGACTTAGTATTAGATACTACGGGAGATATCGTCTCAGAATCAATAGATCCTAAGACAGGTGAAGAGATCGTAGAGGTGCATGCCAAGATAAAGTATGCGGTAAGGTCTGATTTGGGAACACAAGAAAGATATTACTTTAGAAATGCTTATGCTATGGCTGGTCTCGGATTCCAAGTGAGATTTCCTAGAAAGGTAATAGGTAAAGAATTTTCTGTCGGACTGACTGGAGAATCTATGAACCAGTTGTTTACTCAGATACAGAACCTACAGACTATGGAAGATGTATACCAAGCTACAAATACTAAGACAAAGATACGAGAAGTAAGGTCTGAGACAGCATCAGTAAACGAAGTCACGGGACACTCCCAAGCTCCACCTATTCAGGATACCAAGCTAGATAGTGCTGCTCTCTTAACTATAATGAGAAGACAGGATCCTAATGTACAAGTAGCTATGGTAGCAGACCGTACTACTACAGGCGGAAGCCAAGTCTCTGAGATAATAGACCTAGATCATTATATGAGATTCAGGCGACCGACAATGCTATGGAAGGAAGCATTAGTTGATCCTCTACGGAATGTTATTAGACGAATAGAATTTTCAAGAGTTGATCAAAAAACCAAGGATACACTAAAAGCTATTCAAGATGATGTTAGGATATTCTTAGAAAGAGATTTGAACTTCGAGCCCACTAACGAAGAAATAATTAGAGCTAAGCTTCAGATTACTTATCTATCACAGATGTTTGCTCAGAATACAGATAATATTGGTAGTAGAAATATTGAAATCCTTCTACCTCCAGAGATGAGAGCAAAGCCAGAGATGACTGGCCACTGGAATGATTACGACGATCAGGGGGTTATTGAAGGAGAGTATGCTGACATTAATGTAAACGCAAGAGAGACAGCAGCAGCTCGCTGGAGAAAACTGAATAGTGAGCTCTCTGAAAAAAATCTACAACGAACCAATCCTTACTATTATATTATGAGAAGCGGTATGTGGCACTATCTCAATGAGGGTGTCGGTGGGTTTGGTTTAAGGGGTATTATTACTGATGTTGCGAGAGACCTACGTTCCGAAATCGTTGTTCCAAAAACCATAGATACTAAGGTTGCAGAACTAGAAGAAGCTCAAGACTTTATACAACTCTCTCCTGATGGTAGTGTCTATAAGAACGAATCAACCGGTATTACATACCAGCGAGTCTCTAACTTTATTACTGAGGCAGAAGAAGAACTTCCCTTAGGTCCGGGTACAGATGAAGTCTTAGACGCTAAGAAAGAAACCGCAGCTGAAGTAGGCAGCAATATTGATACTATTGTTAGAGATATACTAAGCAATAATTTGGGTGAGTGGAGTTCATACAAAAATGAAAACGGTGTATTGTTTATTAAGAACCAAATAACATTTGATCGCTTAGTCAAAAGAATACAAGACTTAGAAAGAGAATGGCATACCGCTGGATATAAGATCATGGCTAATAATATTATAGTATTCGATGACAAAGTAAAGTTAGCTGGTGAACTTGATATACTCTTAGTAAATGAGGAGACTGGAGATGTAAGAATCATAGATGTTAAAACAAAGAAAAATAAAAAGTATCTTCAAAACCTTTCTAAAAAAGATAGATCTCGATATCAGAAACAACTTTCTTTATATTCCATATTACTAAATAATACTTTTGGAATGCGTCCTAGTCAAATCGAGATCCTGCCTATCTGGGTTCAGTATCCTGAACCCATAGTCAAGAAAATAAAAAAGATGGGAAAAGCAGAAGTTAAGGGAGTAGAACAAGAATGGCATACAATAAAGGAGGAAGTAGAGCCGGGTAAACCAGAAGCAAGTCATGTTCACGTATTAGAACAACGACATACTTTAGAAATACTTGACGATGTGAAGGGTGTTCAGTTTAAACAGGATGCAGCTGAAGAATCAGATGCGATGGTTCAACAGTATAGAGAAACACTTCCTGATAGTTTACGGCAACGAGTTCGAGACTATGCGGCTCTTAATATAAACTTTTTACAGTATCAAGATGATGCTAGTATCTGGGGAGGCGAGGGTACTCTACCTAATGGCAGAACTACAGATAGAAATATTCTCAAGAATAGAGAAGCTGTAATGAGACGGTCTGCGGAGGTGTATGCTGGAAAAGATAATCTGACTATCGAAGCTAATGAGCATGCAGCAAAAACTATTATAGAAAACTCAGACGAAGATAAGTCTTTGTATACAAATGAGCGAGTAACTATAGCAAAAAATAATTCTTCCAAGTCTCATAAAAAGATGGATGAGTATGCAGATAAGCAACCGCCTCCAATGAAAATTGATATCAAACGACTCAATAATCAAGTAAGTGACTTAGTTAAGTCTGGTACATTTGATGAGACACAAGCTAAGATTGCTCGTGATATGATATTAAATGTCTATGCACACAATCATCTAATGCTTCAAGATTTAGATTTAGGTAGGTGGACAGAGCCTGAACACGCAGCAATCTCCACAGTTGACGAGGAGACCGGTAAGGTTGTATATAAAATTCGAATAGGTGATAAACTTCGTACCGTAGCAGGTGGGAAGTTTACTGCTCTTCTGGTATTAGCCCATGAACTATCTCATATTGGTTATATGAAGTTTATAGAAGAAGGATCTGCTACGTGGACACAATTCAAAGTTTTATTACACAATGAGACTGCAAAAGAGAATCTTAAGAGCTTAGTTACTGCATGGCATGGAGGAGAGTTCACAACTGAGGCAGAACAGGAATACCTTTCTTATCTTGAGAACCCAGCGGAATTCATTGCTGCTCTTGGTTCTTTCTACTTACTCAAAGGATCTCTTCCAGAGATTAAGAGCTGGGCCACCAACCCTAGTGATAAAAGTGGAGACGGTTTCTTAAGGAAAGCCACAGAGCTAGTCCGTAGTGGGTTCGCATATGTTAGAAATATCTTCGAAAGTCTAGCTAGTGTATGGGGCGGAATGTCCCATGTACGAGAGTATGAGAATCTAATGAAGAGCTTGTTTGGCTGGGACTTAGAACAAAACAAACCACTATCTAAAACTTTAGGAGTTGCTAGAGGTAAGTTTAATTTTCTTGAAAGATTCCCATCTAATAGAGATCAACATATGAGTTTAGGTGAGTATGAGGTACTGGCTATAGAACAATTAAATCTAGAAGCTATAGAAAACAAGAGTGAAGAACAAGCAGCCCGTTACTTTGAATTAGAAAATGAGCTGGATGGAAATGTTGATGGAATTACCTCGGATGGTAAGAAGGCCCCCGGAAGTATAATAATGGTAGGGGGACATACTCGTAAAGACTTTATAACAAATCGGCATAAAATGATAGGTACTATAGATAACATAGGACCGTTTGGTCACGCTTTCTTGGTTCATGAGGGTGATGCCGCTAATCCGGAACCGGGAGAAGTTGTGGCTACATCTACTAACGAAGCATCCAACATTCACGAGGGGTTAGTATATATACTTGGTTTAGACCTTGAGAAGGTGTTGTTCGGGGATAAACTTACTCTTCATGAGCCTACAAAATTACAAGCATCGATTGCTATTCAGGAAATATTTAATCAACTACAAGAGAATTTCGGTACGCAAATTCTAGATAAGGGCGGAGAACTTGCCTTTAAAATGTCTAAAACTCTTTCGGGTTGGTTACGTCACTTAGGAGTGACAGCAGATACTGAAGACTTGAACGGTATTCGAGGACTTTTAGTAGGCGGTACAGTTGGAAAATCAGGAGCTAATGCTACATGGAATTCTCCGCATCTTCTCGGTGCTCTAATGGCTGCTATGCTTGACGATAGAGTTGTTAATACTTCTGCACATTATAGTAATGTAGAGGGAGTACCTTCGGTTTCTAGGACTCTTGAGCAAACTGGGTTATTCCGAGACACTGTATTTCAGGGCATGAACGATATTGAGAATGCAATACCCAATAGTGTTATAAGAACACTTCTTGGAGCCGGGCCATCAAAGGATGTGGGTCTTCATATAATGGGAGATATCAATGCTCAAATCCTATTGAAGGTTATTGATCCTACCCATGAATATGAATTTACTGAGGCACGAGAGGTACTCGATAAGTTAAAGCCTGAGAAAACACGACTTGTCCTTGATTCTATGGACAACGTGGCTACTCAAATGAAAAAGTTCATGGAAGAGAATCATAAGACTCAGAGAGAACTGGGTGAAATCTCCAGTATTAATATGTCTATGGTTCCTATTAAACTAACTAACGCAATTAATGATGAGGATCTAAGAGTAAACTTTAACGATAAGGTGTCTAATCTGATCCAAGAGAGATTATCTAACGAAGGAGGTTCTATAGATCCTATATCTTTACACGCTGCTAACTTAATGCCAGATATGAGAACTGTAGCCCTCCTGCAACAGAGTTTACAAGATTTAAAGAACAGATATCCTAACTGGTATAACATGCTCATGGCATATGTGGAACAATATCACGATACGGACTTCGAACAAAGAGGGCTTCTGGGAGGAGAAGAATCTAATGCGTTGAAGCACAGGATTCGCCGTCTCCAAGGCTCTGCTATTGAGCGTTTAGGAGATAGCAGACAACAGCTAGATCTCTATAGAAATATTAAAGATGCTATACAGAATGGTTTTTATAAGCAGGTATCGAAAAGAGGAGATCAACAAATTAGCTGGGACGCTGTTAAGGCAGTAACTCCAGATACACCTCAAGCACGAACAGAGTTTACTAAACTAATAGGAGAATATGAAAGGTACAGAGACGGTAGAATTGATCCCTCCGAAAAAACATTAGTACAGGAGAGGCTACGAAGATTAGAGAGAGTAGGAACTTCTGATAGATTACCTCATAATATATATTTCCAAGGTTCGGGATCAAACAAAGTAAGCTTAACTTTAGATTCTCCAGCACAGCTCCATCTTCAGAACTTTATTAATAGAGCTGGACAAGGACAGTACTTTGTAAACGATTCTTGGTTTGTTCCTGATATCCAAGACTTAATAGTAGATTCAGATCTTAGAAGATTCTTTGTAATCCATCCAGTAAATATTATGAATGATCTTCATAAAGGACACAGTAATGAAGTCTCTGAGAGAGTTATGCTTAGAGATAACTTTAAAGTACGGGGTACTGTGGATCAGATGATATCAGTTTTAGATAGATGGGCTGAACAAGGTGGTATAGATAATCTACATACTCTTATGGGAGAACCCTCGTCTCCTCATGATAAGAAGGTAATGAGATTCTCTATCCAAACAATTAGAGAAAAACATAACTGGATGAGAGGCATCAAGAAGATGGAGCGGGACTATGGAGACATGTGGGAGAATACCATTACACAGATTGCTCCGGGCTTAACAAAGATTGCCTTTGGTGGTAACTTGTCGTTGGCTACTCTTGTTGTTGAAAATACTATGAGTACTCTACTGGAATTAATTGGTCGTAGAAGTTTGACAGGAGCATTCCAGAATCTCTTGGCTCCCATTAGAGCTATCCCCGCTCTCAATACCGAAGAACGAAAGTTAGCCGCTAAGGATCTTGCTGGGGTTATCGAATCTCTTACCCAGATCTTTGTCCCTAATTATGAAAGTTCTTCTCTCTCTTCAGAATCTTATAAAGTATCAGCACTCATTAATGCAACAGGTGATCAGTTCATGAGATTACCAAAACAGTTCATGGAGTCTATTGCTGTTACTAGAGCAATATCCTTTAGGAAGGGTGTTACTTCGTTAATGAATAAGGGATCAGACGGTCAGAGTAAGTTAGAAAGATTAGTAAACTATATAGATACTAATAAACTACCTGCCCTAGAAGAAAAGGGTGTTGACCTTTCAGCTGCTTGGAAACGAGCACTAAGAGAGTCAGGTATCAGTGTATCCCGAGATGGTCTTATTGTACGACACCTATTGAATGCTGGTCTACTACAACCAGAATCATTTATGTGGCTTAAGCAGATGATAGATTTAGAGGGGGGATTCAATCCTCATAGGTGGGGATACTATAGCCCTTACGAAATATTCACCAAACTATCAACAACGATGCCCTCAGTAGACTCTAACTATGGAGAGCTTGTTAAAGTACTGGGTGATCTGAAGTTTGTAGAAAAACAATATATTCATGAAGCTATCATTGATCCTAATACTATGGATATTTATACTGGAGATGGTAGGTTTGATAAACTATGGGAAATCTTCCGTAGGTATCCTATGTTGTTTGCTGCTCAGCATCTCTTTAGATCTGCTAGTCAAATGCCTGTAGTAGGCTATGCTATGAAATTACTTGCCTTCGCCGTATTAGATCTTCTTTATATGATGCTCCTGAGAATAGGTAACGGAGCTACCCCAGAAGAACTCATAGAAGAAGCAGATGAAGACTGGGTGAGCTTCGCTGCTACCTATATACCTAGACTACCTATGTGGGGTAGATGGGTAGGAACTCTTGGAGAAGCTTTAGGTAGTATAGTAAGTGGTAACTATATGCAGCAACCCGCTGGATTTATTGGCGTAGGGGCTGGAATGAGTACTGTACGTAATTTCTTTAGATTGGGTGAGAAGATAATAAGCCCTGACCAAGAAGTCAGTGGAGAAGATTTGGTTAATGCTATGAGAATACTCCCCGGATTCGGAGACTCCTTGATTAGGCAGGGTATATATGCAGGGTGGGGAGAACATATAGGAGATGGAAATAGAGGTAGAGGTAGAGGTAGAGGTAGAGGTAGTACCTCCTTCCCCTCTGGACCTACCTATGGTCTGTCCTCTAAATGGAAAAACCTGAGATACGAGGCTTTCATGGCTGACCTATTGAGGGAACTGGGATTCCAGAAACCATGGCGTGAGCTAGAGAATATGGAAAGAAGATTACCCTTTATGGGCGATAGAACACTTGGTATGGATACTGAGCTTGACCACACAACTTCTGAGATGGCTTCTAGAGCCCCTCAGGATCCGTCTCAGCCATCTCAACCGGTACAACCTACCCCTGCTCCCTCTAAGAAGGACAGCTCTCCTATGGCCCTTCTAGAGGCTCAGAAAGGAAAAGCCCCGGAATACCAAGAGAAATTGGTACGAAAACTAACGAGACGAGGTTTACCGTGGGGGCCGATTAGAAAAGATCCGCGTACTCCTTAATTCGACTAGGGGTCGAAAATATGTCTGGGGTAGTAGATGGTCGCACGAAATGTGTGTCCCCCCCGTACCCCCTAGACAAAGGAGGACCAGCATGTATAAGCTGCTCCAGATTGTGAGCCTAGTGCTCTTTGTGGGAGGATTTATTATCTTCCCTCTCATGCCCGGACTATGGGTATTCTTCCTTCCCTTCGTAGGGATGGTAGGGTACCTGATGGCCGGAGTCTTGGAGCCTACTAAGGATCCATGGGATGATTGGGATGACTATAATTCTTGGGATGGCAAGATATAGTCAAAGGAGGATAGACCCAACCCTAGCTCCCTTAACGGGGGCTAGGGCTTTCGATGCATGAGTATGGAGCATGTTGCTTCAGCAGGTACGCTATTACACCTATACCCATTAAGATCTCAAGGAAGAGACGGGAAGGAATGTGCAACCTACGTTAGTAGAGATGCAGGCGTAGGTGTTTGCTTTCACTACAGAGTTGTTCTGTAGTGGGCTGGTAAGTCCAGTGTCATCACTATCGAAAGGATAAAGATGAGTATTCAGGACAATAACGGCGACACTAGTAAGGTGCTTAACAACACCTTGCGCAAAGCTGCCCAGCTCGTTAGCCAGAAATGGCTGGCGAGAACTAGGTGGAATGCAGTGTCAGGACAGCATCCGAACAGGGACTGGAATACCAGAGCCTGCTTGGGTGTATTCATGGTTGCTAAGGAGCTGGGTTTATCCGATGAGTACGATGCTGATCCCGCAAGGATCGGTAAGCTTATCGGGGACAACTTACAGCATCAATGGCTCAACATGGAAACCTCCAGTGATCAGAGGTCGAGATGGCTATACGATGCCCCGCAAGAACTTGTGGGTCATCTGTCACCTCAGGTCTCTAGGCGTTATGACATGGAGGTCAGTCCCTCCCGTGTGCGGAGCATGGAGCACCGCTCAGCATTCCCTCGTCACCTTGACGAGGAGATGTGGGAACTGGCATGCTGGTATAGAGACCAGCAAGAAACCTCGGGCGAAAAGCAAAGCGTGTTTGGTATGAATGTCTATGAGTACATCGACAACGCGCCAGATGTTTCGTACATTGCCTACAACAAGTGTGACCAGAACGGGAGGATCTATGCAGATTCTCGCGGTGAGCTGGCCCCTTGTTACAGCAAGATCTTCCGAGCTGTATTCGGTTGTCCGCTGCATCATGTTGATGATGCTAATCTTGCTGCCTACACCACATGGTGTGAGCGTGAGTATGGGCTACCTATCACCGACTTCTGTAAACTCCATACAGAAGCTAAGGGTGCGTTGACTGATGGTCACTCCCTTGTGGCTATCCGGCACAGTCGTACCCTTGCGTCACTACTTAGTGGGGATCGCATGACCCGGACTATCTGGGAATTGGACGCTACCCACAGTGGCGAGACGCTCATCCGAGCGGCACTTGGCATCTTAAAGGATCGTCACTGTAACCAGAAGAATGATGACTATGTGCATTCGCACAGGTTGCTAGGCTTCGCGCTTAAGCAGAGGTTTCCACACCTAGCTATGGCGTATGAGTTGATGAAGTCTACTGTGGTCAAGCCTATGGTTAACCGTGCTATGTACGGTGCCGGGCCTATCCCAGTGACTGAAGCTTACCTCGGGATCGAATACCGAGGTGATGAGTGGCAGATCCCTGATGATTGTGACATCATGGAGCTTATACCTGACTTCCTCAAGGGGAGGGTACAGGGCATGGATGTCACTAAGCCCGAGAAGATCATGAAGAAGATCGTTGATCAAGTCAACGGTTACCTGAAGGTCTATCACGGGAAGTTCCCATTCATTCGCATCTTCAACACAAAGGTTCTAGAGTGGTTGAAGGATCAGCCGTTTGATGGGCGCATCATCAGTTCATGGGACTGGCGTAAGCAAGTCTGTCCATACAACGTGGACCTCAAGGCATCTCTCAACGATGATGGGGTTCAGTACAATGGTACTGATCAGGCTTGGAACATGTCCGAAGAAGTAACCTGTTTCCCTTGGGTTGAGAACCCGTTGACAGGCGAAGGCGCAGGTAGCATCCATATGGCAGACTCCAATGTCCTATGCTGTTCAGAGGATCTGGACAGGGAACATGGCATTCTCTCGGATGGTATCCATGATGCTAAGATCTGTGGTGTTGGTGATGGTCTTCAAATCCAGCAGAACTATCGTGATGCGTTCGTTCAGGTCCACACGGACCCGGACCAGCAACTCCTAGTTCGGATGGGCCTCATCTCTGCATCTAACTGGCGTGCGCCGAAACTGGCGAAAGACGCTCATCTGCTCGCGTGAGTAGATGAGATCCTTGTACCGGGAGGGGTGGCCTTAGGGCTACCCCTCCCACCACTAAGAAAGGTCATTACTATGACCACATTTAACAAGTGGCAATTCTCTGCTCGTTCTCTTGAACTTGGTATAGGAACTCTCTTCGTTACTACGCATCTCGTGGGTCAGTACCAAGGGAAGACATCTTTCCGATTCTTCCCCGAAGACCGATCACAAGGGGCTCTTTATCTAAAGGCTCGGTTGCTCGATGATGATGCCGATGACGCAGGATCCTGTCCCTTCGGAGTTGAGTTGTCTAGTATGGGTTTGGTAGAAGTCGGTGATCCGAAGGAACTCCGTTCTACCCATCCAATCAGTAACATGTCGCATATCATTGCGATCAAGCCCGCTGATAAGTGGGTATACAAGGGAGGTAACCTCAAGGTTCCAGTTCGTTGTCCCTATGACAGCAACAAGTGGACCATGGTTCTACCTCTTCCGCAATGGTACGGTTGGTTCCCGTTCGAGATCTTCCGTGATAAGTATCACGGTTGCAGTTTCCATGACTGCATTGAGTCCTACTACCGTTGTGATCACGGCAGGAAGGCCTATAAGGCCAACGTAAAGGTCTGATCTCTCGGCCTTAGTTCCCTTAACGGGGGACTAAGGCCATTCTGAAGGTACTGTACGCTTCGGACCGCAACCCCCTTGGGATGCTTATCCATATATATACTGGTAGGAATGCAGGCTAGCTGAGTACACAACATATGGTATAGGGCCTAAGCCTGATGGTACCATATGTAGTATGCCCTAAAGTTAGACCTATAAGATACAAGGTATACATAAGAGGACATATGATGTACACACCCCTAGGGTTTATATACATATAATATAATATATATAGTATACACCCCTAAGGTATACCCTAAGGGTACCCTAAGGCACACGGAACACAGGCTACCGCCGGGTGCCGCACCCACGGCACCGGGGGTTGTACTGAATTGGGTGTGCTGGGGACGCATCGACGGTTGTATAACGTATGCATCCGGATGGGTCTGCTGTTTTCCCAATTCGAACCAATTGGAGGGCATTCATATGTCCGAGCGTGAGATGATTGTGGTCGAAATGTCACCTCTTCCGACGAAGCCCCGGTCGAAGCCTGCTAAGCCGACAGAGAAGACTGTCAAAGAGCGGATTCAGAACTGCCGTAAGGCAGAGGGTGTCGAAGGTAAGCAGTGGCGACGTGAGACCAAGGCTGTACTGATCCGAGATGCTCTCGGCTTCGGTATTCAACTGTCGGGGAATGGGTTTGACGAGATCGAACCTGCTCCTGCTGACTGATCACCCCCTTGGTAGGTCCGAAAGGATCTACTAGGGATTCATAAGATACATCCGCCAAGGTGGGTGTACCTTAGGGGCGTAAGTCCTGATATGATACAGAGAGGAACGCGGATCCAGAAGTAAGCAGAACGCAGCGTGCTTTCCCTTTCTGTATCATATCTATCGCTCACCCAGCGGACATCAGGTAACAGAAAGATACGCGGTATATAAATCACAAGCTTTGTGTTTCCTTGGTTCGGGATCCAGCACCAAAATCCCACTCTTTTTATCTATCACACCCGTGTTGGGCAAGTAGTACGATGACTTTCTGAAACGGAAGTTCAAAACGATAGACTGCTGACCAAAGGAGTCGCTCTCCGCTCAGCACGGGTTTGGTTCTTCAATCCTATTCTTTGTGACCAAGGGATATCAGAGTTGTGTACAAAAAGGCGGTAGCTCCGCTGAGTATGCAGTTGTGACTGAATATACCTTGGATTGCTAGGAGGTAAAGGTGTTGCAAAGCAACGTGAGCACCCAGCTAGGGCGGATCAATGCGGAGCAGCAATCAGACGATAAGTTGTAATCAACTTACCAGCAAGCGTGGCTTATCGTTATGATTTATGAGAGTAGTTTACTCATCGACCTTGACTCTGGTGTCCCTTGGCTACAAAGAAAGGTAGGTGTCCCATGTTCTACGCAAAGTTAAGAAGCCCTAACGGCAAAGAGTTTTGGACTCTTCCACCACCACCACAATCTAGTACCTACCCGGTATCCGATTGTGGACCACCAGACATCAGGCCTATCACACGTTCTGATATCTGGAGATTCCATATGGTTGAGTGGGGGCAAGCATTGAGGAAGAACGGATATACCGTTCTCGATGCAGTTGACACCGAGACACTGAAGGTATTTGAATTTCATCACCCTGTCCCTCTGGGTTAAGCGAGGGCGTGGCCCTATTCTGATAGCAGGGAGAGCACATGATACTACAGCTCACAACAGACAACGATCAAGTTGGAGATACAGGTTCGAGTCCTGTCACGGCTTATGCCGGTTCGCCGTGTAGCTCAATTGGTAGAGCACCAGCCTCTGATCACCAGACTAAATCCAGATGCGAGTGAAGACCGGCTTGGTCAGGTGTTAGAGGGCGACCTGCTTCCGAACAGCCCCCTACAGAACACAGAGCCACCCCCTGATAACGGGTAGCAGCCTAGGGTGAGTTGAATCCCCTTACAGGGGAAGGCTGTCCGTATCTCCTTGGTAACTGAAAGGTTATCAAGAAGGTTTATAGGAGATCTATCATGACCGAAGAAGAGTATGCGGCTTATCACGATCTAATAGAATACTTACGAGAGCAGCTTGAACAGGAGGCATCCGATGAAGGTGAGGCATCCAATGAACAGTGATGAAGTCTACCGGAAGGCCTTGTCGGTCTTCCCTTATTGCACTCATGGACTCGATAATGATGGTCAAGTCATTATCTATACAGGCATTAATCCCGATCTATACACAGATACTACCGATGGTTTCCATTGTTACAGTACTTGCCGCTGTGGTTCCGGGCCTTGGACTAATAAAGGCGATGAGGGTTGTAAATGTGGATACGCTGACGAACAATCTGACACAGATACTACCGATGGTTTCCATTGCTACAGTACTTGCTGCTGTGGTAATAATGGCGATGAAGATTGTAAATGTGGATACACTGACGAACAATCTGACATTGCTCTCTTGTTTGAAACAGTAAATGATGTTATACTACGTATCGAACAGCTT